CGCAAGGGCATTGTCCCGGTTCACTGCGTCCCGGATTGCCATAACCCGGAAAGATTGCGGGAGGCGGTTCAAGTATTCCATCACCCGGTTAAAATTATCCTTCTTGGCCCTCATTGCCAGCCCGGCACTGACCAGATAAAGAAGGGCGGGCTTCTTGGGAATCTCCGCCGTTTGCGGGTTCAAAATAATTGCGTCAAGGCTGGGGGCTTCCGTGGCCAGTTCAATAAAGGCCATTAATTCAGTGGCTGCACCCTTTCCCACGGCCCCGGCGAAAAGTTCAAAGTCCTTGACCCCACGGGCAAGCCTGCGCCCAATACTGGCCCATGTTCTGGGGCTGGGGTGGTTCACAATGGCCTTTGTCGGTTCAAACATGGCCAGAATGTCCGGCTTGTTGCGCAAGAACGCAATCAATTCGGCAGGCTGGTTATTCTGGCAGGCCCACGCTGTCCAGTCGTCAAGGCTGGGCTCCAAATTGACGATAGAATCCCAGCGGGATTTTACGGGCTCCAAAAGCCCTGTGACCCCGGCCCGGTGCCCCACGTCATTAGTCGCCCCCACGAAAACGACATTTTCCGAAAGGGTGTGTCCGTTCAACTTGCGCCCAAGTAAAAGCTGCATGAGGGCCTTTTGTACCGCTTCGCTTGCCTGTCCCAAGTCATCAATAAACCATACTGTCAACTTTTCTGCGTTGATTGCCTTCCATGTCTCCCCGAACGGTAAAAATTCGGCGTGTGTCTCATCCTGCACCTTAAAGGGGAGGCCTTTGTAGTCCGTTGGGTCGGACACTGCCGGGTGACTGATTATCAAGTCCGCCTTTAAATCTGCACAGGCAGCCTTTACAATATCAGTCTTTCCAATGCCGGGCATACCGACAATAAGAATCTGTTCCTTATTCTGAATAGCGTCCTTTAAAACTTCTTTTAATTTTTTTGGCGTCATCGTGTGACCTCCTGTAAACTTGTTTTTCGGCGTTCAATAATACAGTATAGCATATTTTCAGGTGATTTTCAAGGGTATCACCCAAAATATTTTTACCCGTTCCCTGTGTAATTTGGGGCCTTTGTGACCTGACCCCGGAAAATTCGCCCCAATGGATTTTTACCGCTGCCCGTTGGGGCTAGTATGTCCCCAGAATGTCCCAAGAAATGTCCGGCAATTTTTCCGGGAATGCCGGGAAAATCTATGCCTAAAATGTCATCAAATTGTCAAAATATTATGCCTTAAATGTCATCAAAATTGACCGGGCTTTTGTCCTGCCTTCATCCTATAACATGCGCCAGTGTGTCCCGGAGGGCCCGGAAAGGCCCTAAAAATAACCCTCCACAATGCCCTAAAAATAACCCTCAAAAAGGGCTCTGCCTTAGTTTATGCTTGTTCTTAAAAATAGTATAAATATGTATACTATTTTATATAAAAAAGCCCTAAAACTTATAAGAAAAGGTTTGTTTTTAATTTGTGTAAAAAGGCCGTTTGCTAAGGCACTTTTGAAAAATCGAAAAAATGAAATTTTAACTTTTTTCTTCAATAGGCTTTTACTGGATGCCTTGGCTGGGTCTTCCTCTTGACCTATCGCCCAAAACCCTCCCCGCTTGCCTGCCGGGCAATCCCGGCCAGACCCGGCACCCCTTCAAAATCTGCCCGGTTACCGTCCGCACTGGCCAGCGTAACAGTAAAAGGATGTTTCCCAATCGACCCGGCCACTGGCCCCGGTGCTGGTTCGATAAGTGGCAGACCCGGACGCCCTGCCCCGCTTCTGGCCGACATCGTAAACCATGCCCCGCAGGTTTCCGGCTGCGTTATACCTTGGGCCCGGTGTTGTCCAGTCCTCCGCCTTGGCTGCCTTGGGTGCCTCCGGGGTCTGGGTGTAGATAATGCGCCCGCTTGCGTCACTTGTGGCCGTAAGTTTCCCCTTGCCAGCCCACACAGGGCCAGCCGTAAGCATTGCCCCAATAAGGGCCAAAAGAAAAGCCTTCCTCATAGTTCCCCGCTTTCCGAGTGTTCCGCCTCAAAGATAAGGGCGCACTCTGTCCTTGTGTCTAGTTCCGCAATTTCTCCCCGGTCAAATAGAGCTTGTGCCTTGGCTATCCCTTTAAGGTGAACACACCCGCAAAGGGGCCAGCCTTTAACCTTTTCGACTGTCTCCAAGGCTTCCAGCGGGTCACAGGCCCGTACAAAGTAAAGCCGGGAATAATCCCGCCCGCAATCCTTCACGATATAGGCCCGGCTTTCCCTGTCTTCAGGTTCCGGGTCTGCCGGGTCAAAAGGGCAGGGGCTGAAGTCTTCCCCGAATTCGTCCGGCATGTTATATCCCTTTCCCAAGTAACACCCGCACGGCTGCCAGTCTCCGGGCTTCCTCCGGCGTGTTCAAAAGTTCCAGCTTTGAAAGGGCCTTTTCCATTGCCACAAGTTCCCAGCGGGCACGGTTCCCCACTATGCGCAGGGCTTCCGCCTTCTTGGCCTCTTGGCACTTATTAAAAAGATTTTCCATCCGGGCATTATACCGCTGGGCGGATGTTCTGGTTTTTGGCATGTTTTTTAATGTCATACCCACACCCCTTCCGAACGGGCCCAATTATAAAGGCCTTCATCGTTTAAAATCCACTGCCTGCGCTCCCCGTCATTCAATCGGGCGTTAGGGCAGGCCCTCAATATAGCCCCGTCAATCTCCGCCCGGTTCGTCTGTATAAAGGCGGTCAAAGATAATCTAGCCATAGTTCCCCCACTTTCTGCCCTTCTGGGCCTGTTAGCACCCTATAAGAGTCTTTAATTCTTCCGTACTAACTTTTATTAGTTCCGCACCAATACGGGGCCGGGCTTGGTTCTTATGCCTTGCCGTACTCATACTATACCCATCTTGATTTTCATACCATTTCCCGGCAATATGGGCGAACATTGGAAAGTGGTGTCCGTAAGAATAAACGGCATAAATTTCTAAAGGTTCCCCGATTGCCTCCCGGATTGCACCCCGTAAGCCCTCAACCTTCTTTTCTGTGGTTTCAGCGAATAAGTGCGAACCGTCAAAATTTTCACGCCGGGCCACGTGTTCCGATGCGTTTCTGTTTGCTATGCGTAATTTTATCATAAAAATCCTTTCTTTAAGCCTATAGGCTTGTTATTTGGTTATTAATTCATTAAAGTAAACTTCTGCGCCGTTTTCGGTAAGCTGGGCCGTCTTCCGTGTTACTTCCTGAACATGAAAAGTATATGTACAGGCCCAAAGGCGTAATTTTCCCGCTTTCCATGCTTCCAGCTCTGCCTTGCTGGGTGACTGGCTGTCATCTGTTTCTAGGGTCTGAATATCTACCCGGCCAGCATCCCCGCAACAATTGAAGTATAGCACCTGTCCGGGTAATGTCAAGGGCCGGGCTAAAGAAAGTTAAAATATTTGTACCCTGCCATTATAGGGAACAAGGAAGCCGGGAACATGTACCGGGTAGGGTTTCCGGGGGTTATTTGGGCCAGTTCTGGGGAAATGAGGCCGGAGGGCTGGAATTCATGCGGGCGGAACATATTCGCACGCTCTCCCGCTTCCTATTCCTTGCCCCTGAAATGTTCCTAAAATTTCCCCGCACTTGTTCCCCCTGTACCTTTGGCACTATTCAGGCCCCTTTAAACGTGGAAATATACCCGCATGACTTCCACGCACAAGGCAAAGGCGCACAAGGTCAAAAAGAAGGCGGAAACAAAGGCCAGCCCGCCCACTATGACCAGAAAAGCTACTGACCACAAATAAACGGCCATTTTACAAACCCAGAACACAAGGCCCAGAACAAAAAGCCCCACCTGATAAACCCCGGCAATTAGATACCGAACACCTATAAAGATATTTGACAAAGTTTTCACAGTTCACCCCTTCCCGGTTTACCTGCAAATATTGCACCACTTCACGCCGTCCGCCTTTTCGCACCCCTTCGCTGGTATAATCTGCTCAGCGTCAACCCTTAAAGCGAATTCGTCTCCCTCTATGGCCTGCACTTTCCCGCAGCCGGGGCAGATAGTCCGCTTTGTTACCGTGGCACCCATGCGCCGGGCGACCCTGCAAGCCTGCAAAAGTTCTAACGTGTCATTTTTCATACTGTACCCCCTATATATGGTATTGTTTGTTTAACGACCTTTGACCTATGCACCCCCCAATATATGGGGGGTTATTCCTTCCCGTCTTCCCTTGTATATCCATTTTCCCAGACCGTTTCTACTAATTCAGGCCGTACCCCGTACCGCATAGCACGCCCGGCCAGCTTTTCCACTAAGTCAAGGTGCATGACAGCGGGCCCGCTTAAGTGCGTCTGGTGGTTCCTGCCGTTCCTGTCTGTCCGCTCTATTCTCAATTTTAAGGTATTCATCGTTCCGCCCTCTCTTTCTGGTTCAAGTATAGCATGAGGGCAGGCCATGTCAAGGGCTGGGCAAAAAATAATTGAAAAATCTTTCTGCCACTTGTTCCCCTGTCCTTAAGGGGCCGGGAAGCCTGACCTTGACTTTTGACCCAGCCCAAGAGGCCGGGCCGGGTTGGAACGTGGCAAGGAAGGCCGGGAAACGCTCAAAACGGGCACTTTCAAGGGCTTTCTTGGGACAGAGGCTGGGCCCAATGGATACAGGGAAAAGGCCGGGCAATGATTCAAGCCCAGCCGGACAGGTACAGGAAGCCGGGGCGGGTACGCTGGGCCAGAAGACCAGCGACGGGGCAGGGCTTGTCAAGGCTGGAGGCCGTTCTTTTTTCAGTGAGTACATCGACGGAGAAGGCATAGCGCAGCGACGGAAGAAAACGTTTTCAATGGGGCCCCACGACCTGAAAACGCTTTCTCCGGGGATAGGCACTTGTTTTTACGCTCAATCACAGGGCCCGGTGGAAACTTCTGGATTTCTGAAAACAGGCCCTCCGGGACTGGCCGGGAAAACCCGACCTGAACTTTTCCTTACCGGGACGCCCCTGTAAAAAATACCGGAAAAATTTCCCAGTTTGGGAACTTTCTCAAATCCACAGTCCTCCTATGTCTGTGGGGAGTTTATCAAACTGATTTTTCAGGTGCCTGGTCTTGAGCCTATTCCGGGTACCAATAAGGCCTGTCGCAGAATCACGACAATTATTGCGACAATCTGTCGTAATCGGTCAACGGCTGCCGATGGGTACAGTAAAGTACGACCTGACTTTCCGAATCAGTCCGGGTGGTTCGCAAAAATCCTGAAAAAATTTTCTTGAGTTTGAAAATTGTCCAAATAGTCAACTCTGGATTTACTATCCTGTCACCAGATAAACTGCATGAGCTTTGATTTAAAATTCATGCAATCTCACATAGCTGAAGTATAAGATTCCGACGAGGAACCATATCGCCCACTCGGGCGGAATGGTCTGTCACCGACGGGAGTGGCAGTGTTTTCACGCCATTCTCCGTCGAGCCTTGCCAACAGGTGTGCAACAACAAGCCCCCACAGAAGGCCTCCGGCGCAGCCGAAGGACTGAGTGGGCGAGAGTTAGCCCAGGTAATCAAGATATACCAGAACATGTTTACAGGAGATAACTGAAGTTTTTGCCGTTTTCTTGTGTTGAGGCCCGAAATTACTAATATCGCCAAAATTGGTCATTGCCGATAAGCAAAATTGTCGAAATGTGGGGATTTATAGTATCATTAATTGAATTCAAATATGATAGTATTCAAGTAACCGGTACTGGTTTACCAGTACCGGTACCAGTAAACTGGTACCGGTGCTTTTCCTAAAGAAAAGCCTGTTAAACTGTAAACAGGTACAGGATACCAGAGATAGGGTGATTCTTTGGGAATCACCTTTCCAGTAATTGGACGGTTCTGTAACTGATACTAGAAACTAGAATGAATCAATTGAAATATTCCGATTATTGGCCTAAAAATGTCATATTTTCTCCGGCTTAATTGTATTTAAGCGTGTGAGAATTGAAGGAGACGCTATGTCAAAAAAATTGACTTTGGCACAGGAGTATCAAAATTTAATTTATGGTCTCATGCAAAAGTATGTGTTGTCACTCGATGGCCCGGTGCTTATAAATGATGAGCAACTGCCCGTGATTCACGTGTCGAAAGAAGTTTTGATGGATAAGTGCTTGCTCGTATTAAATGAATTTGGCGAAGCTGTTCAAACTGATGAGAGGTTCAAAAATGAAGCTCAATGAATCCAGAGTTACACGGTATCTGGCCAATCAAAAAAATATTAATGATTATCTGCTTAAAATTACTACTAAAAATCGTGAGGCCATGATTCGTCTTAATGATATACGCCAGTTTCTGCTTCAAGGTGAACAGAAGATGCGGGAACTTTTACAAATTGTTGTTCAGGAGAAAATTGATGGATAATTCTGTTATTTCAGTTATAAAAAATTCTGTGGTGCTTCCTATAGAAAGTTTACAGTACGTAGAGGCCCCATTTAGTTTTGTAATATCTGGTAGTGGTAAAAAGAATTTGGATGGTTCTGAGATTCGTGAGTTTCCAGTTGAGAACGGCGACCGAGTTGTTTATTTTCAGCGTAAGCGTATGAAGATTTCAAAAGGCAAGGTTGTTGCTAATTTTATTTATCGAATTTGTATTGGAAGAATTTGTCCAGATGGTACAAATGACTGTCATTGGATTTCTCCTGAAGGTAATTACTTAGAACCAAATACAGAATTAATTAAGAAAATTTAAGGAGTGACTATGGGAAGATTTGCGGTTCTTGGAAAAAAATATTTTGATGAAAAATTTAATGAACAAGGTGCGGGCGGTAATCCCAATGGTGGAGAAGTAGATATTGCTACCGTTAATTATTTAGCAATTTTACAACAACAATTTAATTCTTATAGTCAAGGAAGTTCTTCTGCTCTACTCTTAAATCTTCCAAATTCAGTTTTAGAAACAATTAATTTATATGCAACGACTTTATTAACGGCTGGGTATATTGCAATTACTAATGCTGTTTATGATTTACGTTACGCATTAAAAACTCAAAGTGGGAGTAGTTTACCCGGAATTATTAATCCTGCTCATTTAAGAATGAGTAATCATTTTAATGGCAGTGGTGCTTTGTTAACTGGAGCCATTGCCGCTGATGCACCCGCATATAATTCTTCCAAATGTAATGAGGTAGAAATTAAATCAGTCACGGGTACTGCTTCTGTAGACTATTACTTAAAGGGAAATAGATAATGTCCGCAGTTATTTCTGTATGTCAAAATTATGGTTTTGGTTCTGCATCTTTTAATGGAGAAGTTGCAAAGAATATTTCTAATTTTTTATCTATTGATGATGGATTAGCAAATAAATCACTTTATCCATTAAGAATTCCAATTTCTGGAACAACTTATTCTTATGAAATCTGGATTAGATGTAGATGTGATTCTGCGCCTTCTTCTTATTGTCAAAATTTTTTGGCATGGTATGAATCTGGTTTAAATACTGGTTTTAATATTACGGTAAATTCTTCGATAATTTTAGAATATCAACAGCCAGTGAATAGTTTATCTATCAGAGGTACTAGAGTTAATTTTTCTTCACATAATTCTGAAGCTACTGCGATTAGTTTAGATGGAATTTTAACTGATATTGGGGATTATACTTCATGGTTAGTTTTTCAGTTAGAAATTATTAATACTGCGTCATCAGGGGAAAATTCTGTGGATTATATTATTCAATATGATGAGGTTTAAGGAGGCCCAATGCTTGAGTTAGAAAAATTTCAATTATTTTTATCTGTGCTTGGTGGAATAATTGTTTTATTAAATTTTATTGGTGTTATTGTTGTGTTTATTGCTAATAAAATGGCCTTTCATAAAATAATGACAAATGACTTACATCATGTTAATTTAAGTTTACAAGATTTAGCTAAAAATCAAAAAGAAGTTAATGATAAAGTTATAATTGTAGCTGAGGATTTAGCCTTTTTAAAAGGTGGATGTAAATTTTGTAGGCCAAGTAAAAGAAAAACAACGGCAACAAAAAAGAAAATTGACATGATAAAATAAGTTTCATGTGACATAATTAAAACTTTAGTTGCGACCTGAAATTATTAATTTTGTCATAAAATGTCATATTTTCTCCCACTTAATTGTATTTAACAAGTGGATGTTCAAAAAGCCAAGGAGGAAAATACAATGCCTGATTTAAAAGCAAATGTGGGCCGTATTCTTATCGGTGATAAGGAAATTGCCTATTGCGAAGGTATCGAAGTTGATTATGATTTCAACCCGATTAAGCACTTCGCTGCTGACAGAAATTATCCAATTTACGTTGCCCACGGCAATAGTGAATTGACGATTACTGTTGACGCTGCTGAGTACAAAGCCGACAGCACTTATGCTATCGACACTATTGCTCAAAATGGTCAACCTGTCACAGTGGAACTTATGCCGGGCTATCGTGGCGGTGGTATTCCTGCTGCTACTTATACGAACTGCGTTGTTGTGCAGTACACGGTTACGTCCCGTCAGGGCGATGTGGTCAAAGCGAGAGTCATTCTCTCCAAGCAGGCCGACACATAATATTAACTGAAGACCAAGGAGGTTGGTGATGAAAGCTGGAATCAAAGAAAGAAACTTCCTTACGACTTCAGTTCGTAGTGTCGATGCTGAGAATTATCGTATCACGCACGTTGTGAACACCAAAGGCCTTGACAGATACGGCACAGTCGTACTGCCCAAGGGAGCGGATGTCAAGCATTACCAGAAGAACCCGGTTGTTCTCTGGCTCCACAATGTGGATAAATCTACGATGGCGATGCCTATCGGTCGTTGCGTGGATTTGGTTATTGGTGAAGACGAGATTCAGGTTACCACAGAGTTCAATCCGAATGATGCGCTGTCGATGAAAATCTTCAACGCTTACAAAGACGGATTTATGAACGCTTGGTCAATCGGTTTTCAGCCGAAGTCGTTTGAGGAAATCACTCCCGTTAATTACGAGGAGATTAAGGCGAAGTATAACCTTCATAATCTGAAGCTCACGCAAAAAGATTTTGAAGACAATGCGTATTATGGTCTGTGGGTTATCTATGAATGGGAATTGCTTGAGTATTCGGCTGTTCCGGTTCCCGGAAATCCCGAGGCCCTTTCTGATGAGGAATGCGACAAGTTCTCCCGTGAGTTAGTTACTCGTGGGATTATGGAAGATGCAGAAGTTCGTAGAATCAATTTCCGTGATGTTTTAAAGAAACAGGCGGAACGAGAAGCTGCGAAACATGCTGAAGCGAAGCCCGGGGATGCCCCGGCTGCTGAAGCCCCGGCTCAAGAGGCTGCTCCGGCCCCGGCGGTTATACCTGCTCCGGCTGCTGAAGCTGTTATCCCCGCTCCTGCGGAAGGTACGGCTGCTGCGCCTGCTGCGGAAGCTGCTCCCGAGGCTGCAAGTTCTACTGTCTCAACTCCTGAAAGTCGTCAGGGAACTGAGAATGTCGCAGAGCCAACTGAAGTCGAAGCACTTAGAGCCGAACTCGCTACTGTTAAGGGCGAAAATGAGACTCTGAAGGCTACGGTCAGTGAACTCTCTCAGAAGAATGATGGCTTGATGGCACGGATGACTGAAATCGAGACGAGCGTGAAAACTCTACAAGAGACTTCCAAGCAAGAAGTCGAAGGATTGCGGACGCAGGTCGTCGAGCTTAAGAAGGCTGTGGAAGTTGATAACATAGAGTCAGTTAGACAGGTCACCCAGAAGAAAACGATGGGTGCAAATGGTGAAGGATTTTTCACCAGTCTTTTAAATCGGTAAAAACGTTTCTGTAAAAACAGGAAATTAAAATAGGAGGAACCTACAATGGATTTCTTAATTCCTGCTGGTAGTGCAACCAATCTCCCCAAGGAATTGGTAAATAAGATTGTTAATGAGGCCGTTGAGAAGTCGGTCGTGCTTCGCATGGTCGAATCTCGTGGTCAGTTTATCGAAATCGTGAACGAAGGTACTGTTCCGGTTATCGGTGAGGAACAGTTGGACAAGGTATATCGCATTGATAACACTGCGGATATTACTACGCTGACTGAGATGGACTTCGACATCAAGTCTCCTGACTTGGCTCCAGTCGAGCTCGGTACGTATATTTACCTGAAGGCAAAGCAGGTGAAGCAGTATCCGACGCTTCAGCTTGAGAATCTTTTCAGAAGCAAGATTTCCAAGGCCATTGCCCGTACTGCGGACAAAATCGCCCTTAAGGGTGACCTGACCGCTGTTGGTGCCACGAACCCCCTGTCCGTCGCTGACGGTCTTGAGGTTTTGTCGGCTTCCGGTACGGCTGCTGCCGACCCCGTTGGTTATACGACTTCTAACGCCCAGAACATTCTGGACGCCGTTTCTGAAGCGCAGAATGACCTTGGTGTTTACGGCGAGGAAGAAGATAAGGAAGACCTCGTGATTTTCGCTTCTGCGGATTTCTTGGCTGCTGCGAAAAAGTCTGCTGATAAGAATATGGTCGGTTATGACATCGAGGATGTTCCAGCTATGGGTCTTCGTAACGTGGTTCATCTTCATGGCATTCCGGTTATCAAGAGAATGCTTTTGACAGGTGAGCAGGCGATTCTCGTGAATATGGCTGGTGCTTTCGCTGGTTACTTCGGCAACATCGAAGCGGACGTGGAGCACAAGGCTGGCCGTCGGGCTGACCTCTTGGTTGTGACCTACTGGTTTGACTTTAAGTGGGCCCTGACCAATGGTTCTGGCGAGACTGCTGGTATGGTTCAGATTCGCAAGACTTCATGAGGCTTGAAGTAGAGAATTCAAGGGAGAGGGTGATAAAGACCCTCTCCCTTTTTGTGCAGAGCTAATCGCCCATGTGGCGAAGTAGTATCGGGGTCGTGAGGGAACACGTCCCCTGTTCTTTTAGACTCATCCGCCAATGCGGAAGGAGCTCTTGCCTCGTTGGGCTTAATACCCAGCGGGGCTTGCATTTTCGACCAAAGGTCGGGAATTTAGCGAGTGCTTCGTTCAATGAGCCAGCATAGCAAATCAGTGAAATATTCTCTTGACAACGTAGCGTTCATGTGTTATACTTGTAGTATCAGTTGTTAAACCCAAATTGTTGGAGATTACATGTCCTCTATTCGCCTCATATCGGATGATGTTACCATCCATTTTTCCAATCTCGACCATTCTGCTTTAATCGGCGAGAAGAATTATATTCTCCGCAAGCCTACCGGGAAGTTCTCTGTAGTTTGTTTTGCCTCTCACGCATCTGGTACTCAAGAGCAACATCCTTTCGTAGCTCCAGCTATTAAAAAAAATATTGGTATTATTTACGTCTGTGAAACTCTACCAAAAAATCCTATTATTGATGACCACATAGTTTATATCGAATGCCCTTATCGGTGGTATATTCATACATTATTTATGAATCCTCTGCAATTTCATGCCTGCTTTGCTGGCCCACACTCTGAACGGATGGCTAGGGCCTTCTCAGAATTTACAAAATATCATATTCCCTATTTAAAAAATCAGCAAATATTCGATAGATTTACAGCTCAAGTAGAATCGAATGAAAATAATATTCTTCTTGAGATTACAGGTGGTGTTGGTGACCACTTAATGACTATTCCTACCATTAAAACTCTCGCTGCGCAAGGTAAAAATGTTTTTATTTTGTGTGAGAGGCATCGTATGGACTGTTTTTCCAATCTTTCTTACATCTCTGGTTTATTTACGGAGAGACAACAGGTCAATGTTAGTCAATATGATAAAATTATCGTATTGCATTTCGGACAAATATTGAATGACTATCGTTCTGAGCTTAATAAACAGAACAGAATTTTTTCTGTCGCTGCTTTATGTGGTTTGGATAAAAAAGAATTGGTGATTCAGCGACCAGAAATTATTTTTTCAGAGGAAGAACTGGAAAGAGCTAAGAAAAAGTGGGCATGTTATCCCAATAAATTATTTTTTGGCTTCGATAGTGACCGAGCAGACGCCAAAATGTCAGAATCCTTTGCTCAGGAAAAAATTAATGCTTTCAAGACGCTTGGATACACTGTTTTTACATCTTCTCGTCGAAAATATAATCTTCAAAACTGCACAGACCTCTCTCAACAGCTTTCTTTGCGGGAATTATTCGCCTTAATGGCCGTTATGGACATTGTGGTGACCATAGATACTGCATTTTTGCACATTGCCGGGGCCCTTGAGAAGAAAACTTTTGTCTTAATGAATTTTTTTGACCCCTCTTGGAGATGTGGTACCTATAAAAATTGCACTCCGATGACACCGAATACGTCTTGTTTTCCTTGCGTTGCTCGTCAGTTTGTTCTAAGCTCTGAATGGAAGTGCCATGATAGGCCTTGTTTTTCTTATTTTAATTGGGAAAAACTTTATCGAGAATTGCGAGTGCTTAAATTAAGGGTAAAAGAAATCCGAAAAGTTCCAGAGGAGATTCATAGCGTTCCAAATGCTCTTGTTGAAATTCCCATCGATGGACAAACACAAGAAAAAAATTTATTGGTCGCAGATAATGACGGCTTGGGAGATATTTTAATGCTAACGCCTTCTTTAGAGGCCTTAGCAAATAAGGGATACAAGCTAACTGTAATGACAAGGTATCCCGAAGTTTTTCAAAATTTAGAATATGTCTCTAAAGTTTTAAAGTATGGCACCATTATCCCAAATCGTCCAAAAATTTATCCTCGGAAGATGGATGTCAGTTATAAACTTTCTCAGTATGAATTTGAATGGTGTCGTCAGCATCGAATTTTAGCGACGGCGCATTTGTTAGATTTAAAAGCCCGAGATTTAAAGGAAATTCGTCCGCAATTAGTAGTAACTTCGGAGGAAATTCTGGCTTTAGAAAAATTTAATATTCCAAAAGATAAAAAAATTCTTTGTTGTGGATTTACGAGTGCAGATATTCGTAGAGAGTATCCTAGGGATTCTCGGCAGAAATTTTTGAATGCTCTGCAAGTTGCCTTTCCTCAGATTGTGATTATTTTAGTAGGGGATACTGCGGGAGATGCTAAGTGGGCCGTCAAACATAAGCAGCCTTTCAAGTATACAAATTGTATTGATTTGAGAAGTAAAACGACCTTAAGAGAATTATTTGCACTGGTATCCCAGAGTGATTATTGTTTTTCCATAGATTCTGCGATTTTGCATATTGCTGGGGCCTTTAAGAAACCAACTGTCTTTATTCCATCTTCGATTAAGGGAGAATGGAGAAGTTATCCCGAAACAGTTATTTGTCCGCTAAATGAAAATTGTTATCCATGCAATGAACGTAATTGTGGTTGTTCACAAATTGCCAATTGCATGAAAAATCTATCTATGGATATTATAATTGAAAAATTTAAAGAGATAATCCCATGCGAGTAATACACACTCTGAATTTATTTTTACAGACGATTCAAATTCCCGGAGATGTCATTGAACTCGGAGTAAGTAGAGGAACAACGACGTTTCCTTTATCGGGAGTTATGTATGAACGGACGCCTAAAAAAGTCTTGTATGCTTGTGACACATTTTCTGGTTTACCATATGATGATTCAATGGTAAATGGTCACGAGATGAAGAAAGGTGAATGTAACGGTGGCCATGTGTTCAAGAATTTGTTTAACATTTTAAAACCCGTTAATATTCAGATGGTCGAAGGGTTAGTAGAAAATACCTTAGAACAACAGCTTGGCCAGAAGCAATTTTGTTTTGCATGGGTTGATATGGATTTGTATCAACCGACATCTTTTGCATATAAATTTTTAGAAAACAGAATGGTCGTAGGTGGTATTATTGGTTTCCATGATTACCAATTTATTCGCTGTCCGGGCATTGCGCAGGTGGTAGATTTTGAATTGAACAAAGAGAAGTATCAGCAAATATTTTTGAAAGACAATTGTATTTATTTTCGGAGAATGAAGTGATAAACCCACAGAACATTAAAATTGGCTTTGATGAAAGAAAAGGCCATACGTGGTATCAAACAACGACCGATTCTTTGAAAAAAGAAATGATACGTCGGGGATATTCTGTCGAAGTATTTTCTGCATTTGATAAATTTAATGTCAAAGAATTCGATGTAATCGTGACAAATTACATGGCAAAAGGAAAAGAAGACTATAAGGCTCCGATTGTAGTTTATCTCCCACACGGCATCGGACTTTGGAAAAGTGGAACACAAACGGACATTCCTACTGACTTTTTTATACCGGGCCCAATTATGGGTAAATGGTTTCAACTTGAACAACCAAACAAAAAATATCATATTGTAGGATTTCCACGAATAGATTCTTTGTTAAATAAATTAAAACAACGTGAACAGATTCGGAATGTGTTCATTCAGAAATTAAAGTTGAACCCATCAAAGCCGATAGTAGCGTATGTTCCAACGTTCAATAATAATGATGGATTTAATAAACGTGGAACTTCAACAGAGTTAAATAAAATCGACCCAAAATCTATTCCAAATTTTATAATCTCGATTCATGGATTAGACCTGACTCGTGGATATATTCGAGATTTGGAAAAGAGATTTCAGTATGTTTATTGGGAAGCAAATAAAGAGAATTTGTTGGTCAGTGCTGATGTTGTTGTAGGAGATATTAGCAGCCTATTAATTGAAAGTCTGGTATTAAATGTTCCGATTATTCATCTTTATCGGGGCGATTATGCCATATTTGAAATGTTTGACCGGGCGGGAGAATTCGGTTTATTGACACTGGGTGAAGTATGTAAAGCGGAACAATTAGCAGCAACGATTACACAGAATTTAAAGGTGGATAAGTTTGCAGCACTTAGGGCCTACTGGCTTCCAAATTTATTGGTTTGTCCACAGGAGGGAGCTTTAATGCGGGCTGCGAATACCTTGGAGAGTTTGATTAAGGAGAAGTTCGATGTTAAATAAACGGGCTGTTATCTTAGCTGCTGGATTGGGTTCTCGCTTTAGTGGACAAGTGAAGGGCCTACTGTCTTTTCGAGATGAGACTTTATTGCAAAGACAAGTTCGTTTATTGAATAAGTTTGGAATTGAAGATATTACTGTGGTGACGGGGCATAATGCCGATAGATTGGAAAAAGAAATAGTTGGGGCCAAATTTTTATTTAATCCAAATTACGCTACGAAAGATAATGCAGAATCTTTGCGTTTGTTTTTAGAGGTAACTGGCACAACTTCCGGGGCATTTATTTTTGATAGCGACATTTATTATGATGAACAAATGTTGCAGGATTTTATTTTAAGTGTGGGGCACGGGTCTTTATACTTATCGGATTTTTATAGAAGTTCTTCTGATGCGATGAAAGTTACATTAGCAGAAGATAAGAAAACAATTTTAAAATTCAGCAAAGAAGAAGGTGTTGGGGCTGGTATTGCAGTTTATTTGAACAGCGCAGACCAAGCTAAACTTTTTCAAACTTTGCAAAATCCTAATGAGTATCGGTGGTGGATTCAAGCTATAAAAAATATTCAGGTTCAGTGGATAAATCCGTTTTTACGTTGGATAGATATTGATGACGAAAAAGATTTGCGTAGGGCGGAGATTATTTTTTCTGTGGATTACAAAATTCAACAGCCCGGAAGCATGGGTGGTCGGATAACCCCGGCAATCATGCGTGAACTTTATGAGGCTATGAATTTTGATGGATTTCATAAAGATAAAAGAACAAATGAAAAAGATGCTGTAATGTTGTACCACTCATTATGCGTAAGTGCTACCTATAAAGGCCAAATCATTGGGTTTGCACGGGCTGTTTCTGATGGTGTTTATGATGCGGGTATTTACGATGTCATGGTACTGCCACAATATCAGACATGTGGTATTGGAAACTGCCTCATGCTGCATCTTTTACAGGAACTAAAGAAAGAGAATTACATCAAGATATTTTTATTTTCTGCCCGAGGAAAAGAACAATGGTATGGGAAGTTTGGTTTTAATATTGCTCGGGCCAACGTATTGGAGATTCGTAATGATTAAAATTCCTAATGCAAAATATTTATTAAAGAAAAGTCTGCCAGTAATTCTGACTCGGGGTCGGGGTGTTTATGTTTACGATTCTGAAGGGAATAAATATTTGGACATGACGGCGACTGCGTGGACAATGAATTTAGGTTATGGAAATAAAAAAGTCTTGGCAGCGACTATTAAACAGTTGAAAACTTTATCTCATTGCAGAACGCATTACTATACGGATGTAAAGTTAGCATTGGCGAAGAAAATATCCAAGCTATCACCTATTCCTTCAGGACGAGTAGATTTTTGCTTACACGGCTCCGCAGCAAATGAAGGAGCTTTAAAGTTGGCATTGAATCGACATGTTGATAGGCAGCATGTTTTATATTTGGAGGACGGTTTTCATGGTAGAACCTTTGCCACGATGGCTGTTTCGTGGAAGCATCATAATTACAAACTAAGACCATTTTATGGCCCGGCGATTGAAGTTAAAAAAGAATTAAGCGATGTCGAGGCCAAGATGAAAAAGTTCCACCCCGCAGCTTTTATTATTGAGTTAGTCCAAGGAAATGGTGGACAAACTATCTTAGAAAAATCTTTTGTTAAAGGCGTGCGGGCTTTATGCACCAAGTATGAGGTCACCCTGATTGTCGATGAGATTCAAACAGGTTTTGGTCGCTGTGGATGTTTCTTTTTATCTAAGCAATATGGTATTGTACCTGACATCATTACGTTTGGTAAAGCTGTCAGTAATGGTGTTCCATTATTTGGTTTAATCGTGGGCCCAGAATACTCTTATGAAACAGATGACCATTCATTTACTTATGCGCATTGTCCTCTCGGAATGGCAAGTGCTTTAGCCACGATTGAACAACTGACTCCATCTCTATTAAAGGAGGCCTTGAAAAAAGGTAAATACATGGAGCAGAAAATTCGAGAGTTGAATAAAGAATTTCCTGTCTTCGGAGAAATAAAACAATTGGGTTTAATGTTTGGCGTCGATATTGTCAATAAGGCCGGGGAACCCGATATTGCACTGGCCGAATTACTGGTAGAACGTTTATTTGAGAAAAAAATTATTGTAAATTTGTCCAAATGTAAGGGCTTAGGTTATACTTTGAAGCTAAAGCCTGCATTGATAATAACTTACAAAGAATTGGATAAGGTTTTTGCTGCTTTGCGAACCGTTCTCACGGGCCTCAAATTTAAGTAATTTGCCCGTTAAATTGTCATATTTTCGCCCACTTAATTGTATTTAATATATGGAGGAAAGTGTTATGAAAGCCTTTTTGTTTGGAAAACAGAATCTTGGTGATAATGTCATTCTCAAGCTGATTCAGGGCTCCTTGAAGATGGAGAACGAATACTTGGGAGAAAAAGTTGACCTGTCTCGGGTTAAGGTGGAAGATGAAAATCTTCTTCTGGTAATCAACCAGAGCCTCTATCAGGTGGATTTGGACAAAGTGTTAAGTTACGTTAAGAAAGACCTGTCTAAACCCCTCATTGTGGTCAAGAAGATTAATACCTTCGGGGCCGTCCTTTTCAAAGAAAACTACGAGATAGACCGAATCACGGCAAACAAAGTTTACGTCTTTGCGGGAATTCTTTATGTTCCCCGGAAGTATCTTGAAGGCGCAAAAACTGTGGCTGAGATTTTCCGTTCGGTACCCAAAGTCGATTGGCGAGTTCAGATTCTTCATCCGCAGCATTAAGAGGCGGATATGAGATGTAAAGGATTATTTAAGACTATGGCTGATGCTTAGTACAAATTTCTAGTTCAAAATTTTGTGAGCAGTTAAATATTTTGATGGGAGTTAAAGGAGTTTAATATGGCCATTATCACTAAATCATTAGTAGCATCCGTTCTTGGGATTGCTGATGCAACTTTAGCTCAGTCGGTTTATGATTGGGCAGTGACTACATTTTATAAAGTCACTGGATTGCAATCGGCAGAGATTACACGGACACATCGTGAATTTGTGAATTCTTCCAAGACGTGGATTAAATTACCATATACGAATATTAAAGAAATTTCTACGCTGAAAATTGATAACGTGACCACAACGTTTACGTTATTTACGGATTTGAAATTTAATCCTGATACTGGATTAGTCAACTATTCTGGTGGCTTCGGTGGGGGCCAGCTTGTAGAAATCACCTATAAAGTTAATGCAGCCACGCTGGAACCCATCCACGATTATTTGGTCACCCTTTTAGCAACGAAGGGTGTCTCTATTTTTACTCCGAGTTTACTGGGACAAGTTAAGATGGTAAAAATCGGAAAATATCAACGACAGTTTGCCAACGTATCTGACGACCTTGATTCTTATATCAAAACCTTGGATGAAGAAATTTTAAACACCATTGGTTTGATTGCCGGAGACGATGGTCGCATGAAATTTGGAACGATTGCGTAAGGAGTGACCTATGGCTGATGCAGCCTTCTCAGCATTATTGACGGACACAGTTAGCATTTATCGGCGTAGCACTTCTGGAAGTGCGGATGAGTGGGGTGCTATTCCCGAGTCTGTGGCAGCCAGTTCTACGGGTGTTCCTTGCTTAGTGCAGCAGATGGAAGAAACAATTGAATTCACCCGGCGTGGTAAAAAGATTCAGACCAGATTGTGCGTGTTCTTTGAAATTACCGCAGACATTAAAGAAGACGACATGATTGAGTTTGAAGGCAAACGTTATGAGGTCATTTCGGTAGAGGATGCCGGGGGCCAAGGACATCATTTAGAGGTTTACGTTTGGAACCTTGAAAATTAATATGAGACATTATCCAGTTTGTTCTTGTGGTAAAAACTGTAAAGAGTATCGAGCTAAATTATGCCGAGAATGTTATTTAAAATCGGTAGGTAATTTTCAATATTGTTTACGCTGTGGGAAAAGAATTAGTCATCGTGGTAAAAGTGGGTTATGCAAAGGCTGTGTTCAATTAGGAAAGAATAATCCTAATTGGATTGATGGTCGGGATAAAGATAAATATCCTTTAAGATTTGATTCAAAATTAAAAGCAAGAATTCGAGAACGTGATGATTATACTTGTCAGAGGTGCGGTATTACTGAGGAGCAATTAAAAGGAAACTATTTTAAAAAGTTAGATATTCATCATATTGATTATAATAAAGAAAATTTATTAGATGAAAATTTAACTTGTCTTTGTAGGTCTTGTAACGGTCAAGTAAATAAGAATCGGGAATATTGGAAACAGTATTTTAGAATAAAATTAGGAGTTTAAGATGGCGGACTGGAAAGTTAATGCGTCTCAGTTAATGGCACTGATAAACAGCATGAACTCCGGTTCCCGGCAGGTGGTTCGTCCTGCTGCCAAGTGGGTAAGAAAACTCACACAATTTACTGAAAGCAGAATGAGACGTTTTGCGACAGTAAAAACATCTCGGTCTTCTGGTAATTTGGCAAACAGTATTCGTTCTCAATATCAATTTAATGGAACATCATTGAGTGGCGAAGTTTTTGTTCCAGAGCGAGTCAAGTATCAGTTCGCTGCGGAATATGGTTTTAGTAAAAGATTTACGATTCAGGGAAAGCCTTTAATGTCTTTCCCAGCGGAAAACTGGAAACAGGCCCGGAGAGCAGCTTCCGTAGTTCGGATAGGTAAGCGTGGCGTTTACATCTTTGCGAGAGTTAAGCGTGGGAGGTACAAAGGTCGGAGGTTTGTTGAAAGGGCCTTCAACAGTTTATTGGCGTATTATTCACAAAACGAAGCAGCGATTATTGCAGATATTGGACAAGCTCTATTTTTTGCTAAAGGATAAAATATGAATATTATTGGTCAAAGAATAATTGCTTATTTAAAAGCAGACACGACATTATCGGCACTGGTAGGAGGTGCTGGAAATATCTTTGCGATGGGAGTTCAAGACCGCAAAGAAAAATACGTCGTTGTTTCTACGGATGTCGGAGCCGATGGAAACAATGTTCCCTCGCAGACGGGCTCTTTTAAGGTCGAGTGCGTAGTCAGTAGAAAAAATGCCAACGGGTTTAAAACCTGCATGGACATTGCAAAGCGAGTTGATGACCTTCTCAATTGCCGGGAGAATTTAGTTTCCACGACTGGTTGGAACGTAATTCATTTGGCAAGAGTAGCAAATGACAACGGGCTAATGATTGATGAGGAGCCCAATGAGTTTTATTACCAGTTGGAGTATGAGTACATTCTGGATGAAAGCCAGAGTTAAGTTGACCTAAATTAAAAAGGAGAATATCATGTCAGACAATGTTGAAAAAGTGAATCTGAGTAATGCGACCGAATTCATTCTTCGTAATAACGTAACACTCAAAGTTTATCCGGCGTCTTTGGAGACTTTTACCTTATTGGCTCCGAAGCTGAAGGAAATGGATAAACAGAAGGCCAGCGTGGATATTGGGAAGCAGGCTGAGTTGTTCGTGGATACCGTTTATGAGTTGGTGAAAGACGATAATCAGGTCACAAAAGATGTCCTGAAGAAGTCTTTGACGCTCGAAGCCTGCATCAAGATTATGCAGAAGGCCTTAGGTTCATTTGGTGGTTCTTTCGTAGCCAAATAAGAGGCCAGCATGAATGATAAAAAAGTATTATATGCAATTCTGGACGTGTTGATGTCCGAGTATGGATGGGGCCTCGATTATTGTATGAAGCTTCCTCATGACGTGCTCGATGCGTTTTATCAGACTATTCTTGAAAGAAAGCGCAATGAGTATTATCTTTACACGAAATTCACAGCTTATGCGGTAAATGCCGGATTTGCTGGAAAGATTGAAAACATAGATAAAATCTTCAAGAAAAAGGTCAACAAAAATGAGCCTGTCAACCCGGATGCTTGGAAGGCTCAGTTAAAAGGCCTCTGGATTAAAATGAAGCGTGACCCTGAGGAGTTTGAAAGAAAATGGGAAGCAGGGGAATCAATTTCCCTTTAATGGAGTGACATATGGCTTTCGGCGGTTCTACTAAAAGACTTTTTATTCAAATTGGCTTAGACATAGGCCGGGCAATTCACCCGTTGAATGTTCTGAAGAACGGTTTCAACCTTTTGCGTTCTACATTGGTTGCGACATTCAGAACGTCAGCTATTGGTGGTTTCTTTGCCGTTATGCGTGCTGGTTTTCAGACGATTACCAACATTCAACAGTCTGTTAGTAAACTTGTCGGTGAAATGGCTCAATTGCAGTTGGCTGCTATTGCGACTGCTGCTGTGGCATCTGAAGGTGGAAGTGGTTTTTCTTCGGCTTTTGAACAAGCTGCGAATACGGCTCGGACACTTTCTACAGAAGTTGCTTTTACTGCCGGGGAAATTCAGTCTGGGTTATTTACTGCTGCTCAAGCGGGTTATGACCTGAATCAGTCTTTAGGTTTTACACGTTCAGCAATGATGTTAGCTGCGACTGCTGGTGAAGACTTCAAGACTGTAATGAACGATACCATTGGTATTACCAGAGCCTTCGGTATCAGTATTGAACAGGTTCCGCAGATGGCAGATGCAATCGCTGGGGCTGCGCAGAAATCTAAAGTTTCTGTTCAAGGGTTGTTTGAAGGTTTAAGAAACGTGGCGTCTGTTGCGAATGTTGCATTCGGTGAAACAAAAGATACGTTCATCGACATGACCGCTGCTTTGATGACCTTGAACGATGCTGGTCTTGAGAATTCCCAAGCAGGTACCAAAATGCGTGCTGCTTTGCAGCAGTTGAACAGTGGTACTTCAAAAACTTTGGCTGTATTTGCTAAGTATGGTATCAATATTTACAAAGCGGATGCTGCGAACCAAGGTTACTTGGAAACGCTGACGAAGGCACAAAAGGCTTCTGCTGATTATGAAGAAGAATTGAATAAATTAAAGAAGCAGCAATTTGATTTAATTCTTGCGGGTCAGCAGGGCTCAAAAGAATATGATAATATCTCTGAAAAGATTCAGGCCGTTACCAGCACTCTCGGTGATTTGGATAAAGGTATGGGAGATGTTGAACAGCAGTTTAAGTTGGCTGGCGGGCAAATGAAGCCGTTCCATGCGTTGTTAAAGGAATTACAGAAGGCCCCGAAAGAAGCTATTGGTCGTGCTTTCGGTATTCGTGGTGGTGAACCAATTCTGCGTATTTTGCAGGACATGAAAGAATTTGATAAAAATCGTGAAAGCGTTTCTCGTTTTTGGGAAGAATCTGCTAAAGGTATTAGCATTTTGCAAAATGTTTATAATCAGTTTCTTGGGTCTATCGCCATGCGGTGGCAAATTATGAAGAATGAGGTTATCGGTATTTTTAGCGTTATTGCTGATGCAGCTTTTGGGGCCTTTGGAAAATTATTTGACCCAATTGAGATGGGATTGAAAGCTCTATTTACATCCATTCAAGATAACAAAGATATTTTTCGGGCAATTTTTGAAGGTGTTGCTCAATTACTATCTCCTATTACGGCACAGATTGGTATTGTTTTTGCTCGCATTGCTAATATGATGGAAGAAATCTTCATGCCGAATGCTCGGGTTACGTTACCAATTTCAACCTATAATCAAGAAAATGGAAAGATTGAACAGGTTGATAAAACACTGGGTGGAGATTCTACGGTTGCAGAAAAGTTGGCTTTGGCAATGGAATCAGCGGTATCAGTTTTAACGTCCGGTTTACAGGCTGCTTTGAAATCTCTCGACCCATTTATTCAGGCTCTAGGGAAACCTTTTGCAGATGGATTATCAGCTTTCTTATTTGCAAAGACCTCTATTTTTATTAAGCTTGGTGCATTTGTGGCTACTGGTTTTATTGAAACATTTAAGTTAGCTATGAGTCAGTATTTGCCGAAGATTATGTCTTTTATAGGTACTGAATTAAGTAAAATTTCATTTGCAGGATTACATTTTGGTGTAGATTCAGCCCAAGGTGGTAATGGAAAGAGTTCAAATTGGGTAGGCCCAGCTTTAGCATCTGGATTATCTACTGAGGCAATTTCTAAAATAATGAGCACACAAGGGGAAGTTACTACTCCAGTAGCAGAGAAAAAAAATACTGCGATTGAAGATGCAATGATGGCAGGATATGATTCATTTAATACTCCTTATGGGGCTTTTGGAGTTGATATGAATGAATTAAATAAAGTTAATGCTGTTTCTCAACAAGCAGCTTCTGATTTAACGGGGGCCGGGGATAAATTAGTAGATACTTTAACAGTTGTAGCGAATGCAGCGAGTAAATTAAATCAGAAAGTTGAATCTATTCAGAGAAGTTCCTCAATGAAAGATATTAAGGGGATTTAATATGATTTCAGGAACATTTAGAGTAACGTGGAAGGGAATAACTTTAGGTGACCATGCTTATGTTACGACTTCTTATAGTGGTAATACTGAGGTTAGAGTTATTCCAAGAGCTAAAGGTGTTTTAATTCATTCTACGGCAGAAATGGGTGGCGGTGTTTTAAATATTTCTATTAAGGGTGTTAAAGTAGCCGATAGTAGATTAGCTTTAGAGTCTTATTTTTTAAATTTAGATTCTACTTTAAGTTTAAATACAGGTGGGTCTTTAGTAATTGATGGGACTTTAACTTTAACTAATTGTTATTTAGAATCGGTAGACCAAGATGAGTCAGATTTAAAATCGAATACATTTACTTTTAAATTTATTAAAAGTTTATAATAGGATATAATATGGCTGACCCTGTGATTACGACAGTTGGAGAAGATACAGTTTATTCGTTTTTAGCTTCTGGTACTTTTATAGCTGAAAGAGATATGTATGTTCGTGCTTTAGTAGTTGCTGGGGGTGGCGGTGGTGGGAATGGGGATAAGTATGCTGCTAATGGAGGTGGTGGGGGTGCGGGTGAGGTCGTAGAGGTATTTAATTTTTTTATTAGTGCTGGAAGTTATTCTATCACTGTTGGAGCAGGTGGAGCAAGTGCAACCAATGGTCAGGATTCTACTTTTGCGGTAGTATCTGCAAAAGGTGGTGGTAATGGTGCAAGTAATGCTTATGCAGCAGGGACAGGTGGGTGTGGCGGTGGTGGTAATGGCGGTCGTGGTTCTACGCATCGGACTCATGGTGTCGCAGTTCCCTATAATGTAGGTTGTGGTTATGCTGGGGGAGATGGTGCATCCATTAATGGTGGCGGTGGTGGTGGTGGTGCCGGAGAAGTCGGTCAAGCGTGTCAAGCTTATGTTGGAGGGCACGGGGGTGCTGGAGTATCTTCCGATATTACTGGAAGTGTAGTTTATTACGGTGGTGGTGGTGGGGGTGCGAATAATACAGGTGGTATAGGTGGTAATGGCGGTGGTGGTAATGGCGGAACTGAAGGAGTACTTGGAGGTATAGGAACTGCTGGGGCTTCAAATACAGGTGGCGGTGGTGGTGGTAGTGCTTCTTCTGGGTCTCCCGCAGGGTCAGTTGGAGGTTCTGGAATAGTCATTATTCGTTTTGCTACGGAGGCTCCAGTAGACCAACCACAATTATCCGTTGCATTAGATTGGGTGGCTTTAAGTAAGGCCTCAAAAACAGCACAATTAGAATGGGCAACTGTTAAACAGACAAAGTTTATTCCAAATATTATTAATTTTCAAAATTCATATATTATTCCTGAAATTCAAACCATAAAAAATGTCGTAAGTATGGATTGTTGTTTTGTAGGGTATTCTGTAATATTAAAAAATAGTGGAACTACTGGGACTACTTCTTTTGATATTTATATTAAAAATGAATTAGTAGCTTCTGAGATTATTTCTGCGACTAATTTGGAATACAGCAATATTATTTATTTACCAATGGAAAGTTTAATTAATGCTGGTAATGAAATTAGTATTAAACTTATTTCAGTGGCTTCTGGGGCTGAAGATTTGGTTCTTAATCTATATACTATGACATTTCCGTTTTTATTACAAGATATTTATGTGGGAAATATTATTGATGATTACTTATTAAATGGTGTTAAAAATAATTTATTATTTTTATCTTCGGATTATTGGAGTATTGATTTTAATCAGCCATTATTAGCGGTCGAGAGCATTATAGCGTATACTGCTAATAATACTGAGGTTGAATTAACGGCAAATATTACAAATGGCGATTTTTATAATAATAGAATTTTAATTACGCCAAATACTACGGATATAATTAAACAAATTAATTGCAGAGTTAAAGATATAGCCGGGAGAAGTTATAATTTTAATTTTAAACCAACTATTTATGATAATTATGCGGTAGCCCCTGATTATTTTTATGTAAATTTAGAAGAGGTAGACCCCAATTATGAGTTAATTTTACCTGTATTAGTACCGTTTACTTCTTATAGATATAGCTTCGATGGTGGAATTACTTGGACAGCAAGTATTATTCCTGACCCATTAAATTGGATTACATTAGATTTTTCTGGATTAGTTGCAGGCGAAAAAAATATTTTAGTTGAATATTTAATTGGGGATTTTACAATTACAGAAACTTTAACTATTAATTATATTACTGAAGCATTAGATTGTAATATAAATTTTTTAGGGGAGGAATTTCAGTTAGTTTATTCCGATGTAGTCCCTTTTAATAAAGTTGAGATTTATAAAGATGAAACATTATTTTCTAGTCTAAGTCCTACTTTAATAGATGGATGTGATACATGCGGTGTTAATACAGGGGCAAAAACTATAACAATTGCTGCCGGGAGTATTTATTATTTAGGTGAAAAATATACTTGGGCCGGAACTGCGGTAGCTTTAGATATCGATACTGAGGCTAAACAGCGAAATTGTAGAGTATTATTTGGATTTAATACCAGCTCTAAAACTTTTGAATTTAAAGTTTATGAACCAGATACTTGGAATGTTTCGTTTAATGATTCTTTTGCAAATTTTATTAATATATTTGTACAAGATATTTGTGTATCTTATTCGTATACATTACCATTAACATGGTCAGTTACAGTGTACAAACAATGGGCTATTTTTATAGAAAATTTAATTTCGGTGGATTTAAGTATGGATTCAGATATTACTGTAACAGTATATGATATTTTAGGACGTTATAAGGAGTTTACGTATTCTCAAGTTAATACCGTATATTCAATTTGGAGAACGTTGATTGTTACAGATTCTGAAGATAATATTATTCAGCCCGGACAGATTCATCAAAATGATTCTTTAACTTATACAGTTGGTGATTAAAGGATATTATGGACGAATATAAAATTGTCGATGAAAATTCTGGTTTTGTAATTGCAACTCCTGTATTAATTCCATTGCGTTGGAGATATATTTATACTACGAAAGAAAGTTTTGCGGGGAATCGGGAAGATGTCCCGAATACTTTGGGTTTTTTAGCAATTACTCCAGAGTATACTGAATACGGTTATTGGACTACAGGAGGGACTACAGCTAATGTTTATCGTACTGCTTGCATGGTAGTAAATTATCAAGGAGGTTTTCGTTTTCGTAGAAGTTTATCGGTATATTATAATGATGCTGGGACACAGATGTTAGCTAGCACTTCTATGAATTTTACTATTTCAGAACATAATATTGAAATTGACTGGAAATATACATTAAATCAATTAGCAGCTTTATATAATCCTGCTGCTTATAAAATTGGAATCATACGTATTTCTGATGCTTCTGGAAATAACGAGATGGATATTACCGGAGAAAATTTAATAGATTTAACTACAGTTAATCAAGTTTACGCCCAATCACAGAGTGAAGATTTTGATGGATATAGTAAGGGTTTATTTGGAAATAAGACAGCCGTAGAGGCTGAAGTGTCTACAGTTACGGCAAATGGCGATGATATAAATATTCCTATTGTAGACCCGGCGAATATTACGATGTCAGGTGTTTCTGCTGGAGATACCGGATTAGCTTTTACTAATGCTGTGAAAAATTTAACGAGTGGCTGTGTTAGTGATACCCGTAGTGTGCCATTATATTTAAAGGTCTGGGTAACTTCTTATGTAGCTGGCCCAGATTTTTCTGACCCAGAAGTAACGGCGCAGACGACAGACCCTGATGCCAGTCCTTCAAGTGCAAGTACTTCTGCGGGAAAATCTATTACAACTAATAATGGGTCTTCTAGTCAGGGATTAAATTCTACAGTTACACAATATGGTAATACACAATTACCATTTGACTCCGTATACATGACCGGGGAAAATTATAATAATTTCGTAAGTGCGGGAGGTGGATTAGTTGGAGAGTCTGGGATTTTTCCAAATAGTCCTACATTATATATTGATGATATTAAGTTAAGTCTTGAAGGCAGCAGTATGACTATTAAAGAAGTATCGAAATTTGATGTTACACCATCTTTAAGCTTAGGTGAAAAAATTTATGGATATATTTTAGATGAAAATAATATAAGTTTACCAATGTTTTGTGGATATGTAATTAGTCGTTCAAGAACTTTATCTGGAGATACACAAGAATTAACTTATGAATGTCGAGATTTAACTTATTTTTTAAACCAGTTTTATACATCATCTTATTATATTTATAGACCACCCTCAGAAAGTGGAAGTGGAGAAATTAAAACTTATGATGATGTTTTAAAAGAAGTTTTATTAGATGCTGGAATCCCATATGCAACTTTAAGTATTCCAACGACTACAGCTTCTCCAGTTAATTGGGTATATGAAACTGTAACTAATGTTTTAGAGTGGGCAGTAAAATTATTTGGAAAATATACTTATTTTACAGATAGATACGGAAAATTAAATGTAGCTGCAATAGATTCTGGGGCACTATTAAAAACATATGTTATTCCTACGGAAGGGACAAGCTTAGCTGCAAATCATAAGGTTTTAAGTTTTGAACCTATTACAGATTATTCTCGTTCCAGAAGTAGAATTATTTTAGCGGGTGATTTTGAAATGAAAGAGGTTACAGAAATTTTAACATTACCCGGTACTAGAGCTACACATCAGGATAATCCAGCAGCCGTTACCAAAACTGGAGTTTATTACTCAGAAAATTCTGATGGAACACAAACTTATTATATTTTAGTTGTTCCATCTAGTACGCTAGCGGATAAATTAGTTTCGTATCCGGGTGCTTCTGCTAGAGCAATTTATTTAAGGCAGGAATATGATATTTATTCAGATAATCCGGTATTACAGGAAATTTGGGAATCAGCTTTAAATAAAGATGTAAATAAAGAATTAACTATTACGCAATTAAGTACCACTCCGGGTAATAGCTATATTTATATCGAAATTTCTACATTAGACCCAGATTTAGCCTCTTTTGCGGGAACAATGATAGTTTCTGTAACTTATAATACTGTATCTGATTCACCGATTCAAGTTATTGCAGATACAGGCTTGACGGGTGGTACCGAGGTTATTAAAAGGCCTGAGTTTAAAAAGATTACGGCCACAATTGGAAATATAGATGATACGACTTTAATGGAAGCAAACCTAGAATTATTAAAAGAATTTTATCAACCCATTTATGGTGGAACTTTAACTTTAGATAGTTTAGATACGGAAATTTCTTTATTAGGAAAAGTTTCTATTTCTGGTACAGATTTAAGCTCTATAGAGTCGAATAATTTAATTATTTATAGTATTGAGTATAAGGTATCTGATAAAAAAACTATTGTCGAGTTATCGAATAAAGTTTATGAGGGTTTACCTTTCTTTGATATGATTCGTGAACGTAGTCGGGATAAAAATGAATTATTAATTAAAATGGGCCAATTATCTGTAGAGTCCCTATATAAGAGGTTATAAGATGCAAAGTCAGCGGGGAACCATAACACTTACATCTAGTTCTTGGCAAGAAATAAGTCCCACATTTGATATTACTTCTTATGGGGTATATTCTGCTCAGGGAGATTTTTATATCCAAGAATATTATTTAGATGCTTGGGGAACATCTATTTTAGTTTCTACTGGAGACCCATATCATAGGGCAACTTCAATTAGAAAAATAAGATTTTTAGCTGTTACTGGTAGTATTGAAATAAATTATACTTTAACAGGATTTGTAGCGAGTAGAATTAATGGTGAAGAGGTATCTGAAGGTAGTGGAGGTTCTATAGATACTTCTTATGATGGTGGCTTTGCTAATTCAGTTTTTTTACCTGACCAAACTATTGATGGGGGAGGAGCATAATATGGCAGATAGAATTCAAATTCGTAGGGATACAGCTACTAATTGGACTTTAGCTAATCCTACTTTAGCTCAAGGAGAACTGGGTTTAGAGTCCGATACACTAAAGATTAAATTTGGTGATGGAAGTACTGCATGGACATCTTTAGCTTATGGTTTATTAGGCCAGACCGGAGTAGCTGGGTCAGTATGGTATAACGATTCTGGCGTTCCGGGTTCGGAGCTGGGGGTTAACGGTGATTATTATTTAGATATTTCATCTGGGGATGTTTATACAAAATTGGAAGATTCTTGGGGAAGTCCAATTATTAATCTTTTCGGCCCACAAGGAGACCAAGGAGATGCTGGAAATACGTGGTATTCTGGGTCAGGGGTTCCTTCCGATGGATTAGGTGTAAATGGTGATTTTTATCTAAATACTGCCACTTATGATGTGTATAAAAAAGCAGCAGGAACATGGGGTAGTATTTTATTAAATATTAAAGGAGCACAGGGAGATACGGGAGTTGGGATTACCGAACAATCTATTGGGTTTACCGTTACAGGAGGTATAACTCCAAAAACATTAATTGTTGCTGAGGATGCCAATGTCTCAGGTACCAATACTGGAGACCAAGATTTAGATGGATACGCCCCTTTAGCCGACCCGACTTTTACTGGAGATATTACTTTATCTGAAAATGCGGATATTAAATTAGTTTCTGGGTTATCTGCGGATGGAAAATTTACGGGGATTGTAGAAACTGGGATTGCTGGAGATGCTTTAAGTTTTGGTCAAATAGTTTATTTTTCGTCTGTAGATTCTCGCTGGGAATTAGCTGATGCAGCCTCTGAACTAACGGCAGGACAGGTAAGATTAGGTATATGTATTTTAAATGCTACCGGAGATGGCGAAATAACGAAAATTTTAGTGTATGGTAAAGTAAGAGCCGACGCACAGTTTCCAACATTTTCTATTGGAGCTCCAGTATATATCTCTGCCTCTGCGGGGGAACTTCAGGTAGCACAACTATCCGGGACAGACCAAGTAATCCGAATTGTAGGATATGGTATCACAGTTAATGAATTATTTTTCTGTCCATCAAATGATTATATAACCCATGTTTAAGGAGGATGTATGGCGTATTCAAATGCAATTTTTTATTTAGATTATGAAAATGGTAGTGATGCTGCTCGAACCACTATTTCAGATATTGTTTTCTCGAATCCTTCTGAAGACATTGTATTAGGAACTAAAGTAGGTCATGGGTTAGTAACAGGAGCAGTTATTACTATATCTGGATGTACGCAGGCTTACGCTAATTCGACGTGGAAAGTTACTCGAATAGATGATGATACATTTACATTAGATAGTGCTTCTTGGTCTTCTTTTAATGGGGCTGATGTTACAGGAAATGCGGTTCCTTTTGGAGGGTCTTCGTGGGCTGATGCGTGGAAAACTATTACATCTAGTGGTGTTTCGGCTTCTCGTGTAGCACCGGGAGATACTGTTAGAGTAGCCAAATCTCCAGACCCGGTTTCTTTAGGTACTACGGGTGCGTGGACATGCTGCCCCAATACTTTACCATCAGCGGTAAGTATTACAAGTTCTACTAATGCGTCTCCGATACAAATTAATAAAACGGGACATGGTTTAGTTACCGGGGATATTATTTATATTCAAGACCATACTACAAATTTAACAGCTAATGGAACATGGATAGTAACTAGGGTAGATGATAATTCATTTACGTTAGACGGGTCTGTAGGAGTCGGTGCCGGAGCCTCGGGCACATTTACAAAAATTCCTTGGCATTGTGTTGTGTTAGGTGCAAGTTCTGTACAGACTATTACCCGCTGTGAACAGGCGTGGGTAGCTGCGAATTCTGCGACTGTGACATTAGATGTTACACAATATAAGGAGGGCGATGCTTCTATGAAGTGTGTAAAAGCATCTCCGGCTAATTCAACCTTATATGCGTATTTTGCAACTGGGACTTTAGATTTATCTGGGTATCAAAAATTAAGTTTTTGGATTTATAATGCAACCGCAATTACGGCAAATCAGTGGTCTATTTATTTGTGTTCTGACACTGCGGGAGCTACGGTTGTAGATACTATTGCTATTCCGGCTATTCCTTCGGTAAATAAATGGGTTTGTTTAACTTTGGTAGGGGATAATGCAAATTTTGGAAGTGCGATTCAATCTATAGCTTTATATTCTGGTTCGTCTGCGGGAAGTACGTCTGGTATTTATTTAGATAATATTATTGCATGTACTACCGATGGATTAAACTTACAGAGTTTAATTTCAAAAAATTCTGCTGCGCACGGCGGAACAGAACCATTTTTTGCTATTCAAAGTATCAGTGAGGATGGAACTGTGGTGCGATTGGATAATACACCAACGACTCTGGCTTCTGCTAATTTAACTACCCGTGGGGGCGGTTATTCAGGAGTGACAGAGACAGTAACAACTTATAAAAGAGAGACTATAAAAACCGATTTAGTTGCTTCTAACTTAAATATTATTGATGTTCAAGATAGTGGTACAGACGGCGATTTAATTTCTTATGAGGGTGGATATAACACATCTTCTTCTTTACAAGATGGTGAAACTTATTTTGACGGTTTGAATGGTTTCGGTATTGGGTTATACCAGACTAACAAAAGTTATTTCAGTTTTAATTATTTTAGTTTTTATCGCTATGGAAGTGGTATTTCTTTTACGGGTGGACATCATATTACTTTAAATAATATAGGTAATATTAATTCTAACTTAGGGTGGGCCTTTACAACGTCTGGGTCTTATGCGGTTACGTTGAATAATTTAATTAGTTGTTCAAATAATGCTGCTTATGGGATTATTTGGGCTTATGGTAGTTATAATTTTACAGTGGGAACAATTTCTCATTGCAGTAATAATACTGGAACTGGGTTCGCTCTCTTTTCTGGGGTTTATAATATTACGGTCGAGGCATTATCCTATGCTAATAATAATACTGCAAATGGAATTATGTTTTCTGCCAGTACTACAAATCGTTTTGAATTAATTAGTAATGCTTGTTTTAATGCTCAAGGAATAAATTCAACTAGCCACGGTAATTGGTTTGATGAAATTACTAATATAAAGTATAACACAAATGGGATTTACGCCCCGGCTGTAGATAGTAATTATTTTGGATTAATTAGTAACTGTAACTATAATACCTCTTCGGGATTATATTTTGCAGGAGGGAATAAAAATACTTTTAGGTCAGTATCTTTAGTTGGAAATGGGGGTAATACAATTTATTTAACTAGCGGTAGTAACAATCGTTTTTATAATGTTACTACTTCTGGAAATACGGGGTATATTTTTACAGTTACTAGAGGTACAAACTACGTTAGAAATGCTGTTATCGCAGAAGCTTCAATCGTTACCGGGGCCGAGGCATATGCTGATTGTAGATTATGTTTTGAAAAATTAAATGGTACCGCTGGAAATAATTATATTTATTCAGATTCTGGGTATATCACTTCTGTAGCTACAGACCGTTCTGGTGGAACTGGGATTATGTGGAAGATGTTTATTACCGCTGCTGCGAGGAATGCTGTTTATCCATTAACTTTATCAATCGCTAAAATTGCCGTAGTTGCAAATAAATTAGTAATGGTAAAAGCTTGGGTGAAAAAAGACCATGCTACAAATGTAAAAGCTAAACTGAATTGTCCATGTGGACAGTTATCTGGTTTAACCACAGATACATCAGCAGTAAAAGCTAATGATACTGATTGGGAAGAATTAACTGTTACTTTTACACCGACAGAAGCTGGAGTAGTAGAAATTGAAGTTTCTGCGGAATATGTGGCTGGAAATTCCCAAGTTTATGTTGAAGATATGACTATAACTCAGGAAAGTTAATATGAGTCTACCTTCGCCTACAGATTTAAAATCTATGGATTATTCTTTCATGGGCCAGCCGTTTGTACAGGTTCCGGCTACGATTGGAATGAAATTATCTTCTATGGATTATTTTTCAAACGGATTACCGTTTGTAGTAAATCCAAATCGAAATGAATTACCATCAGCAGCGGATTTAAAATTAATGGATTATTCATTTTTAGGACAACCTTTTATCCATGTTCCGGCAAATAGCACTATTAATGTTACCACAATGGATTATTCACTGAATGCTCAACCTTTTATTACTAATCCGAATGATACAGTGGTGGCGGAAACAACTTCTTTAATTAAAACAATAAATGGATTAATTTTAGCAAGTATTAAGACGATAAAAGGGTTAGCAGTTAGCGTTATTAAAAGTTGGAATGGTATACCAAATAGTTAAATTTTAATATTTAAAAAGGAGTGATAAATGAAATGTCAAAAGTGCGGTAACGAGTATGATTACTTAGCCCAGACTGAAGCAGGTATGGGTTATATAAAATGTCCGGGTTGCGGTGTGAAAACCGACCAGACAGGCAAGACGTATGAAGAAGCTGCTCCGGCAGCCACGCCGGAAGTAAAGCAGGAGAGTTCGTTCTTCACGGATTTGGTGAAGAATCGCAGGACATATCAGGATAACACGGGAAAATAAGCATCTACACAGGAACGGTAACCCCGAACTTGCCGGGTATTAGGCATTGGCGATGCGGTTGGCAAGACCCTCGCTGAGTAAAATCCTGCCGTTGCCTGTTATAGGCCGAAATGTGAATGCCGGAATAAACCCAATACCTTCTGGGGTCAGATTGTGGGGTCACAAATTAGGCCGTTCCAGCCCGAGCGCAGGGCAAGAATAGACTACTCTTTGGCAGAAATGCCGGGTGGTCTTTTTCTTTTGTGTAAAGTGAAATGTACCTTAACGGGTACAATTATGGCGATAATGCCATATTTGGAATGCTTTAAGGATAAAATTGTGAGTACTGTACCTTTTCGGGTGCGTTATTACTGGTGTTTTGGCGATACCTGTCCGTCACTAGGTCTGGCCCCGCCCCGGTGTCCGGGCCTCCCCAGCCCCAGTTCCGGTCATGCCTCGCCAAAAGCTCTTATCCTGCCCCGTCAAAATGGGCCTGAATAGGCCGTTTTTCTGGGCTCTCGGGCCCTACAAGGCCCGTTCGCCGAGCAGTCGGGGCTTGGCCCCTCCTTTGTGCTGGTGCGCCACTAAGTGGGCAATTTAGGCGTGTTTTTGTCCCGGAATTTGGTAACGTTCATATAAAACACTTCTTCCGCCTGTGCTTTCGCCTAGAAAGCGTGGAAGATGTCCGGCGTCATTCGTTCGTAATGATGTGTCCAGCCCGGCATTACTTATTCCTTGCGTTAAATTGAACGACAGCGATTTGTTTCTTGAGTCCCGTTAATTCATCAATAGTATTTGTCCCGGCAAACGAGCCCCCAGAGAATCATGTAGGGCTTGGTCTTGTCTGGGGTGATACGGTATAACCGTTTTGATTTGGTCATGTACACGTATTCGATTTTGATGTCCGGGGCGTCTTCATAAAAAATATAACGCACTTCCAAGGTGGGCCAGTATTTCGTCCAGCCCTTGGAGAGATTTTTCACTATGAAGAATTTCTGTTCGCCTGTTGCGAAGATTTTCATTTCAACATTTCCAAGAAGTTATTGATGTCCTGCAAACAACCACGGCTGTAAAGAGTATCGCTCGCCGGAAAAAAGCAATACTGTCTCCAAGGCCCGTGCCATTTAATTATACCAAGCTGCACGTCAGAACTCTTTGAACATACGCCAAATACACGAGTCTTGGGCTTGTTGGCAATGAGTGTGAAATAAAGATATTCGGATTCAAAGTCAAGTGTCATTTTATTACTCCTAAAGAATATAATGGCCGTTTCCACCACGGGATACTTTTCAAGGCATCTCGAAGCATTCGTTGAAATTTTGTTCTGTGAACTGTTTCCGTCCACGGAGTTCTGCAAATAAATGTGCGATTGGAATCACGGAGAAATTCAACGTGCAAAAAATACCAACCACAAATTAAAAAAGACCTCTGGCAATGGTCAAGTCCGCTCATGCCGAATTCTGCATAAGAACAGTCATGAATGGCCCAAAGCCGATGCTTATGGCCCCGTTTAATCTGGTATTTAGTCCAGTTTAGACGAATGGATTTGATTTTAATGGCCATGTTAAACTTTTGTCGTCCAACGTTTGTGAAGACGAAGTAAGCTGGGCGAGTGACACCAGTGTTCTTTGCCTCGTGAATCAACGAGCAAATAAGACAGCACAGTTGTGTCCTGCTGCATGTCAACGATGGTGTAAACTTCTCGATTTCCAGCGTAAATTACTTCATCCGTTTCTTTATATCGTGCCATTTTCTACCATCCTGTTAATAATTCCTGTTAGGGTTCCGATTAAACAATACCGCATTGTGCGAGCCACGTCGTCTATTGATTGCCAAGCTGATTCCGACAAAAGCCGGGTTTCAGCGATAACGAAAGTGTGTCCATTATAACCCCACTTTAAAACAAATCGAACTGACAAGGAATCCTTAACAGTTCGCCAATCAAACTTCGCATCTTTCATGTCGAATGTCATCATACCTTTAGCCTTCCGATAAGAGGAAGACAAACGAATGAGGTTGCTGCACTCAGAAAAATTAAGCCCGTCAAGCCCATGATAGGGAATAAGAATGCCCCGGCGAGACTGCTGCATGTTGAGGCCAGATTACTCACACTGCATAAGAGCGCAAAACTGGTGGCCTCGTGGCCATGCTGAGTATTCCGGGCCATGAAATCAAGGAGCATCAAATTGATGAACATGCCAATCAGGCTGAAGATTACATCGTAGACGATTGCTGTTACCGGGGTGAAGTACAGATAGCATAAAGATGTCAGGGCCCCGATAAACACAGAGATGATTAACATTTTCTTTAGTTCAAGTTTAGGCCCGAACTTGAAATAAAGGAGTGCGCCGAAAATACTCACCACGGATGTAATAGTTCCCAGAGTACCAATCCACAACTTGCTCCAATGAAACTGGTCACGTATGATGAATGTCAGTGGAGTTCCAAAGGATGGAGAGAACTGGTAAAGAAAAATAAACAGGGCCACGACAAGCAGATTCTTGTCAGTGAACAGCTTCTTCAGGATGACCCAGAACGAGGCATTGTGCTTTTCTTTGGCGTGGGTTTCCCGGTACATGAACGCTGTGACAGCAATTAGAGCGTAAAAGGGAATCAGAAGCAGATAACCAAGCTGGTAATTGAACTTCTCGGCGATAAACCCTCCGCCTACGCCCACGAGAATCGAGGCCACAGTGATAGAAATCCACTGAATGCTTTGAATCTTGCCCGTCATCTTGTGTTTTTTGCCCTCGATGCACATAATCCCATCAACGGCTACGTCCCGGACGGCGGAGTTCCAGTTTCCAATCAGCATGAGTCCAATGATTACCGGGATGGCCAGTATGGGAGACAGTCCAAGAACGAGTGCAATAATTACACTGGTTGCAAGAGAGGAGATGAGCCAGAAGCGTTTTGACCAATGAAAGGTATCAATCAGGTATCCTATGACTGGTTTTATCAGCCATGCCAAGCCCACGAGGCTGGACAGGAACATGATTTTGGATTCATCGTAAGAAAGCGTTTCCTTGAGGTAAAAGAAGAATGCTGAAGAAGGTAATCCCTCTATACCTTGGCCAAAATATACGCCAGAGGACAGGGCGAAGATTAAAAAGAATTTATTTGAAGTTATGCTCGAAAATTTTTTTAACATGTTGTAAAAAATCACTTTTTGATAGGGTATTTTTAGCGTAATTACAATACTTACAACAGGATACTACATTTTGTGTCGTATATCCTTTTGTTGAATCGAGACGGTCTAACCCATTATGTTTAAATTCTCCATTGTATTGTCGTTTAGTAATTTGACTTGGAGGTTCTCCACAATAATGGCATGTCTGTTGACTAAGAATATAAAATTGTTTAAAAGAGATTGACCATGAAATTCCACGACGTTTCGCATTACGCTTTGTCGTATCGAAAGTTGTTTTAGCGGCTGCAAGACCTTTTGGAAGTCTTCGGGCTTTTGAAGCGTTTTCAATTCGTTTACAACCACACGATTTTGTATCACCACTAATTAAACTTTGTTTATCAATAATTTTTTGGACTCCACACATACAGTTACATAAATACATAAAATTATGTTTTCCATTTGGACGGGTTTTGATGGTTTGCTGTCTAATAACAGTTAGCCTTCCAAAAATTGTTCCTTGTTTAATTGGTTTCAGTTCAGAGCTCATCAACTTCACCGTCCGGTTTCACGAGAATGCTGTGCCCATTAAACCAAACGAGATGGTCAATGTGGTCATCCTGTTCACAGCCAAAATCAATCATTTTTTGAAGCGTTTCTCTTTGTGCTTTTGTCATATTCGCCACCCGGAGAGCACGTTTAAACTTTTCTGTTGGGTCAAGCTCTTTACTCATGTTAGGCCTTGTGGGCTCTGTTCAGATAAGCGATAAGTGCTTTACGCAAATCTGCCGGGCAGAAAATCTCATATTGAGATAAATCTTCCCGGTATCCGATGATGCTATTCTTTGCATTCGGATTGGCCCGGAACTGGTACGTATCCTCAATGATGGCGTCCTTATGGAACCATGCCAGAGGAGCTAACAGTCGCTTGAATTCGATTTTTCGTTTATTGGATTCAACCCAGCGCATTCCCATGATTCGTCTCCTTAATCAATTGTTTTTTTGAAAGCCTGTCTCACAGTTTCGGCGAAGGCCTTCCAGACGAAGCCACAGACTCGGCAGACATAATCCATTCCTTTTGCAGTTACACGCAGATAGACTTTGCGCTTATTGCATTTGGGACACTTTTTGTCATGCTGGTAATTGTCGTCCATTTTCAAGCTCCTTCAGTTTTCTTAGTTCTTTGTACGCTTCATTGTTACTGCAAATCAAGGTTCTCACATGACTTTTCAATGTGATGTTGACCGAAGATAATCTCCGGGCCAGCTTTTTCCAAGCATTAGGATACGGCTCGTTGTGCAGCATTTTTGCACGTTTGACCACATAAATCATATCCTCCGGGCGTGGAGTCCAGACCCCAGCTGCTTTTGAACATCTATATTCAAGTATACCATACTTTTCATGCGTTGTCAAGACCCATTCTTTCGCTATCTCAACAAGCTCAGTTGGCACGCACATAAAAAATTGGTGAGGGATATGGTACTTTTTGATGAGTTCCGGGGTTGGGTTCCGGTAAATATCATGCTTAGTTTTCTTGGCCTTTTCTCCTTGCCACACATCAGACTTGGAGGTTTTGATTTCAATCTCGGTCAAGAAACCATCATCAAACACACTAACATCGGTGTTGCCAAGAGCAAAGCCTACCTCGTCGGCGCAGACAAGTTGCTTTTTGTACCGATAATTGGAGAGGACAGCAATTTTGATAATGTCGGAGGTGATTTTATCCATGACATCTCCTATTACTGTTTCTGTTCGCAAATAATTTCGGCTCCGTTGATAGGGAGTTTCAATAAATCATCGAGGTAATCCGGATTGACAACCGTCCAGTTGACCTCATTCCCGGCAGCATCCTTAAAACGATAATCCGTGTATTTATGAATGGCCCAGACAACAAGCTGTGAACACACGGGAATATTGGTAATGTGAAATGTCTTGGTGAACCAGAATACGGGAGTCTGATTCCCGGTGAACGTTCGTTTCAACCAAGAAGCTGTAGCATCGAGGATGAATAAAGGATACTTATCCCAGCCGTAGGCTTTTCCAACCTGTTCTGCGAGGCCTCTTGAGAGCTTTTCCCGGTCAACATCAGAAAGAGGAATCCGGTAAATGCGGATGGTTCGATTGTTGTATTTGCTCTTGAGACTGTCAGTAATTTTGACCAGAGCCTCGATGATGTTTAACGGTGTGGCAAAAATAAAGGAATGATTAAACTCTGCATCCTTTGTCCACATGTTTTCAAAGAAGCGAATGGTTTTACCAAACCAACTGTTATCAGCACTAAGGCCGATGTCACCGCAAATAAAAGCAGTTTCAGAATAGGACTGCATATCAACCTTTCTTCTGTTTACGCATATGCTTTGAGAAGCTGTCCCACCAACGGGATATTTCTTCTCGGGCATTCCGGCCCCAGTAGGATTTTTCAAAGCCTTGAACGACGAGCCATGTAATAATCTGGCCAAGAGAGGCAGCCAACACAGTGAGAAGAAAACTTTTCATTCTTTATTCCGGGCATCAAGGTTAGCCCGCTCCTTGTTCTTAAATTTGTGTTCCCATTTACCTTTCCAAGGCTTACACATCTTGCAACCACCGCCCGGTTTTTTCTTACGGGCATTTTTACGATTCGGATGGGACATCATAGGATTTTGCTCCTTATAAGATTGACTATGAACATGACAAATAAAATCAATTGGAACAGAGGCCCAGCATAATCGCCAGAGCCATTCCTAATATTATGTAAAGAATCAGGAGTTCCATGTTATTTCCGATATTTGAGAATTAAAATAATCATCAATCCCAACAAGATGAAGGATGGGATGTAAGACACGATGACAGGCCAGTTGTGGTTCAAGGCCAGTCCACATGCAGAAACAATATATGCCACGTAGCAAATTACGTAAAACGGAAGCGAAATGCTTTTAACATCCTTTGTTTTGATGGTCTTGTAAATCTGGGGCAGTAATTCGATTCCCCAAAGCAGGCCACCGATATAAATCAGGGCATCTCCAAGCTGTGGCATAAGAAGTCCTCATTTCTGGTCTTTCAATAGCTTAATTGCTGAAAGATGTTCATAAATGATTCCGCTGACGACGAGGTAAGGAAGATTCATCTGTTTGCAGATTTGCGGGAACCGCATCCCGGCCTGCTTGTGAGCGATTACTCTTTCCCGGATAATTGGGTCAACGCCAGCAATCTTGTTCTCAAGTTCTTTAGTAAACCAGCGCACGTGGCTCATACGTCCATCTCATTTTCATGGAACGAATACCTCACGATGACACCCTGCGGAGTTTCGTAATTGTCGAGGTAAATCTTGACTTCAGCCAAGAGCACTTCCTGACCGTCGAGGTCTTCACAGTGTCGGAACAAGCGCATAATGCGAAACACGTCACTTCCGCCAGCCTCCCGGTAACCTTCTTTGGCTAAACCATCAACAACATCTTGCAAGAGTTTAACAAATGCTTCTTTCATACAGACTCCTTTTTAATAAGTATACCACAAGATTAATGCACTGTCAAGAGTTAATCGAATAATTCTCTTGAGGTGACTGAGGCGGTGCCCATCTTTCCAACAACGATACCAGCAGCTTTGTTGGCCAGCTTGACACTTTTGAGGGGAGCAGTTCCGGCAGCAAGCGCAACGGTGAAAACGGCAATCGCAGTATCTCCGCATCCCGTAACATCAACAACTTCCATAGGCTCCACAGGAACATGTGTGGCAGCATATTGTGTAAGCAATAGCATTCCATTTTCGCTCAAAGTCACGAGCAGGTAATCCAAATTCAAGTCCCGGCGAATCTGCATCCCGGCAGTTTCAACATCCTGCAAGGTTTCCAGCTTTTTACCTACGGCCTGTTCGAGTTCCTTTTTATTGGGTGTCATGCAGGTGGCATTTTTGAAACAGTCCCAATTCTTTTTGTGAGTATCTATGACAACGGGTATCTTCCGTAGTTTAGCTTCACGGCAGATTAATTCGGCCAATTCCGGGTAAATCATCCCTTTCTCATAATCTGAGATGATAACGGCATCATAGTGCTTGATGTTTTTGACCAAGAAATCTTCAAGCCCCCGGCCCATTTCGGAGCCTTTAATCGAGGACTTGTCTTCATAATCAACACGAAGAAGCTGAACGTTTCCACAGGTAAAGCGAGTCTTGACGATAGTGGGTCGTCCAGAGACTTGTTTGACATTTTTAGTGACCACACCGGATTCACTCAGGAGCTTCTTGACCAAATCGCCATGCCAATCGAAGCCCACTTGACCGACCTGTGTGGCACAAATGCCAAGAGAAACAATGTTCTTGGATACATTGCTGGCTCCTCCAAGACGGAAGTATGTTTCTTTCTTGTCAAGAATCGGAATGGGAGCCTCCGGGGAAATCCGGGTTACCGTTCCGTTGACATATTCATCGAGGATAATGTCCCCGATGACCAGCAAATTGAGGTCTTGAAATTTTTTCATCTTAATCCCACCAACGGTCACAATATGTTTCGAGGAGCTTGAATAGATATTTCTTTTCCCGCTCTCTCATGGCGTTATCTTCTACGTGAGCTTTGCTGTGGACTCGGAGAGCGAATTCATTCAGGCGAGCATTATCTCTCACTTTATCCATAACGAAGTCACAAGAGACTGTGCATTTGCCGGGCACTTTGGGGCCGAAGACCATATCGAGGCGACCAAAAATCTCCTCAACCTTGTCTGCCTGAACCCGGTAATCATCTTCCATGAGACGCCGAGCCAGTTCCCGAGCGATACGGAGCTTTCTCATCTGGGTAGAATTGATGTCAGAGTCCCAAACGCAACTGGGATAATCCCGGAAGCACTTGTAGAGCCTGTCCAGCTTATAATAGAACATGGCGTACATTGTGTGAGCATCAAAATCAACGCTGTGACGCATGGCCCAGCCCCAGAAAAGAATCCGTTCGACCATTTCCTTCTTGGCCATGAACCAATGATAAAAGTTACGCCAGAGGGTTCTGCCGAACTTCTTTTCAAGGTCTTTTTCCAGTTGTTCAAGTTTCTTGTCGTCCATAATTCCTCACTGATTAATTGGGCCGGATTCGGTAAGACGGTAGCTGTCAGGCTCGTAATGCGTTGTCGATACTTCGAGAATCTTGGCAGTATCCGTCAAGGAAGTAAATTTATGTGCCATGAAAGGCTTCAAGCGTAACTGGTCGCCTTTGTGCAGCACAACGGTACTCAGACCTTTGATAATCTCGGTCTTCTTTTGCTTCACGTTTTCCACGATGAACTCAGCTTCACCGTCAGAGAGAATGGGCGTAACAATGCCGACATACTTCCGCAGGTCAACCACAGAAAGCGACACGATACCATCGAGAACATAAAACGTTTCATCCTTGATGATATGATAGTGCACGCTGCACTGATAGCCTTTAATCAGGTTCAGAAATTTTGAACAGTACAGGTTGTTATTAACGAGCCATTCCTCGTTTCCCCAATTCTTTTTTACTTGGTTTATCATGGCTTCTCCTTCTGTTGCCTGAGAATGTCTTCGGCAGCCTTAACAATTGGGCTGTCTGATTTCTGCGCCATTTTATACAGGCGCACATACAGCGGGACAAAACAAATACTGAGAATTATCCAAATCCAAATTATCATTTTTTAAATCTCCAAGGCCTGATTCCGGGGATTATTACACCGATTCTTAGCTCCGGTGTATGCTACCATCCACGGATTCTTTGTTAAATATTTACGCTGGGCCACAAGATGTTTATAGTTCATTACTGAATTGTCTGTCCTGCTCTAAGCAACTCGCATTCTTCCTCGGTACACTCTGTCAAGCTGTTGTTCTTCATATTGAACTTGTAGTAAAGCGAGCCGTGGAAAGAATCGCCAGTCTGGTTTTTGGATACAGCCAATTCCATTATAGGCTGGAATGAGCCATCCGGGGTTCTCCATACATACGGGCTTAAACCCTTTCCATTGGATTGATGGAAGTCTGAGAAAATACCGCCAACAAAACGAGCAGCGTACCAGAAGTCGATTGATTCCTTGATGTCTTTTCCGGTCGGTTTATCCTTGGCCGACTTCGGGACTTCAGCGGTACACACAATCGGGCAATTTAATTCCTGTGGGAGCTTCTTCAAGAACCCGGCAACACGGACTGAATTCTGCGTTGTCTCAAGTTCTCGTTTCCCGCCGTAGTTCAGGTCATGGATGTTGTCGATGACCACGATGAACTTTTTGCCCTTTTCTTGGGCGATACTGTGGTGAATCTTGATGAAATTCTCTAAATCCTGCAAGGTACGAATCTCGGAACCATCCTTAATGGCCATGTTCGCTTTGAGCATCTGCAAGTTCTTCATGCCTTGAAACCATTCGGCTTGAATTGCTTGTGTCGGCTGCTTAATCTCCTTCGAGGTCAAGCCGGAAGCGATAGACAGCAATCTCGGGACGATTGCACGCTTGGCACCATCGTCGAGGGAGTAGAAGGCAACGAAGTTGTTCGGATTACGAGCCAGCCGATAAACGAAGTTGATGAGAAACGTCGTTTTACCCATTTCAGGGAATCCGACCATAAGATAAAGAGTATCCTCGAAGCCACCGAACTTCTGGTCAAAGAGCGGAAAGCCAGACGGAATGCCTTTATAGTTTCCGTTCCAAGCAATCTCAGTAAATCCTTCTAGCAACTCATCGAATGAATCTTTTTCCTGAGCATACTGAATCAAATTGAACGAAGTTTTATTCTCGCTCATGCTGTCGATAGATTTCATCAACTGGCGTTTGCCGATGTTCAGGGCCTGCGCCACGTGGCCAATCATCTGTTCTTTACGAATCAGATTCGGGCATCCCGCCAAAAATTCATAGAGCAGTTCAACTTTGATGATGCTCTTGTTGTAGTTCTCGATGAGGTAATCAATTGCATTCATGCGAGGAAGGGCATTGAATTCTTCCAAGCTATGCTTTTTCATGTACTCGTCCGGGTCAGGTTTGTTCTCTGAGCCGGGTTCGCTGGGGATTTCTACCACCTTGATTTCTGTGTCAAAATTTCTGAGACGTAAGATGGATTTTAAGAAACCATCTCGGGCAGACCCTTTGTAAAGATTATCCGGGTCAAGAGCCAAAGTAATCTGTTTGTATTTGCCCTTCGTCAAAAGTTCCAAGTCGGCATCAACGATTTGGCTGGTCAAACAACCCACAACATTCATATAAGGATAGAAAGCGATTGTGTCAAATACACCTTCAACTACGGTAAGATTTTCGTTTCCCCGCACGTTATGAATATTGAACAGTGTTCGGCCATTTAAAGAAATGTTGATGTACTCATTTCCTTTCTGGGCCCCGAACTGCCGGATGACCATACCAACATACTGGTTGTGCATGTTGAAAACAGGAATCAATAATCCCGGATGAGTGAAGACGCTTGTCAGCTTGAATTCATAGAGCGTTTGGAACTGTGCATTCAACTCTTTAGGAATGTTTGTTGGGTCGATGAATCCGATTTGCCACGTCACCAGCTTTTCTTTGGTGATATTGCGCCGACGATAACATTCTACGCCATCCTTAATATACTTTTTGGATAATGCATGGAGAGCTTCGAGAGCACGCTGCTTGGCCTTCTTTTCTTTTTCCTTCGGAGAATATTCTTCTTCGTACTCCAAGGGAATCTCGAACTTCTTGGCCAGTTCTTCGATGGCTTGATAAAAGCCTTCGCCGACAAGCTGCTTGCCCTGCTTTAAAGCATAAACATCGAAAATATCGAAGGTTCTGTCCTCGACAAAGCAATAGACATTCGTGTTATTCGATTGAGGAAGAAACGCAGCCGAAAGTTTTTCAGAATCACCGTGCTCATGGGCATCGGTATTCGGGCATTGACATTTCGTATGCTCAATCCGAAGACCAAGCTCCTTTAAATAATCGGGGAGCTTTTCCTTCAGCAAGTCTTTTACTTTGTCTATGTTCTTGATTCTCATTTGTTGCCTTTCTTCGAGTTGACTGACCCCGGAATAAATTGACAGTTATCAAAGGTGTAATTACCGTCATTATTAAGTCTATCAATCGTGGGTCGCTGCATCAAATAGGCCTTATCTCGGAACCATAATTTTGCAACTTCAGCCTTTGACAATAAAAATTTTATTCCTCGGCCACCGTAGCGAGGATATGCAATGTGCTTAGGATTCTCACAGCGATACTTTGCCATGTTATATGACCCGTACCACGGATATTTTAGCCGATAATTTGGAAATCGCTCAGGATGCTCCACGTAATATTGCTTTGCGTATGCAGCCTGCTTTTCTTTATGGGCTAACCGATATTTACGTTGATATTCTGGGTCTTTATACTGATTACTCATTGAACTTCATCCTCACGACTGGCCCTGTCCGGTTCATCCAAGAAAGGAATTCCATTTTTCTTCTGAACTTTAATCTTGGCTTTACCAGTTTTCTTTAAGGCCTCCATTGCCTTCTCACGCCTGCGGGCTAAGAGCCTTCTGCGCTGGGCAATAGAAGATTTTGATTCCTTTAAGAAACACATTCCTTCGACCATCGCATCTTTGGACTGGTCATCAACCACGCCATCATCTATTTCATCTACATCTGAAGGCTCTGCAATCTCTCCGGTCGGAACAGGAGCAGTATCGGCCTGTGGTGTAAACGGGCCTTCTTCTGTTTCCTTTTCAAGGGATTCCTCAACATGTTCAGCATCCCGAATTTCTGGAACTTTGGGAGGCTCAACCTTGACTTCTTCTTTTACCGGGGCCGGAGGTTCAGCTTCTTTGCAATTCTGGCCGGGATTTTCTGTCAAGTCCATAGATAAACTCACAGTGAGCGCAACATTTAAAGTGCCCGTAACAACATCTTTGTTATCCGTGGCCAGCGTGATTTGCTGTGGGGGCATAGCCACGGTGGGAACAACCGGAACGGCTTCTTCCAAAAAAGATACTTTACAGCGCAGCATTCGTCCACAGTCCAGACACTCCTTATAGTCAATGACTATTGGCTTATCGAACCGCTTGGATTGCTTGAAGCCTTCCTTGGTGCGTGTATGCTTGCACTCAAATATCTTCTTCAGTAAGTTTATCATTAGTCGGTATCCTGTTGTGACATATCAATTTGTTCCTCAGTGGCAAACGGAAGAATAATCTTCGTCCAGCGAAAATAATTCACCGTTGTATTGTCACCAAGATTTTCCGCCTTATCCAGTAAGGAAGACCGCTGCCGGGCTTTCATGCTGAATTTGGTGTAATCTACCGGAGGCTTTCCAGTTGGCGGACATTTAACAATCGCTACGGACAACTGTTTCAAGACCTCGACCATAATGGACTTGAAGTCATCCTTATTCAAACAATGAATGTTCTTGCGGGCCACAGGAATCGCAACGCAGAGCCCGGTAGCACTGTCAGCGATAAAGATGTTGTAGCCCATTTTGTGATTCGGAACCGGGTCAAAATAATTCAGAGTCCGGCCCTTCAGGGTCTTGTCGGCCTTGACAAGCTCTGCGAACCCAACCCGAATCATCTCGAACATTTCTTCTTTTGTACGCATCTATTTCTCCTTGGGATAATCATTCTGGTAAAAGCCGGGGCCTTTAAGAATAAATCCGCCACCGCCACCAATCAAACGAGTGATTTTACCCTGACAGGGTTCAGGAAGCCCGGCGTGGCCCTCGGTCACTTCATCGTGGCGAGTAAATTTGGGGTCATTAATTCCTTGCTTTACCTCAAAGGTTCTCTTGCATTTCTGGCATTCGTACTCGTAGATTGGCATCGTTATTCTCCCACTTCCTTGATTCGGCAAAACTTAACCGACATAGGAACCACGATGATTGTCTTATCCGGGATAGCCAGCATCAATTTGTCCCTGAAGTCTGTGACCTCATCGGGGTCAGAATCATCGGGGACGTGGACTATAACAACATTGTCCAAGTTCTCGGCCTCAAAAGTTAGACCGGGAAACTTTAACGCTTCGGATTCTAAAGGCAATATCGCATACGTTTTCATGGGTTGTCCTTACGCCGTTAATGAAGACTGAGAAGGATACTGTTTCTCATTCAACATATTACGACAGGTCTTGATTGTTTCCAGAGCGAAGTCGAGCTTGCCCGCAATCAAATCACGAACACGCCTTTCTTCGGCCACATACAGGGAAGTCTCCTTGTCAGCGACCGCAGCAACGAACTTTTCGTTCTTCTCAGACGCCTTATTGCAGAGATTCTGGAAGTATGCAGCTTCTTTGTTCTTCTTCAAGGCATCAATGCGCAAATACCATTCACGCAATTGGCCGTAAAGACTGACGGTTTCCAACTGGATTTGCTTCACCTTATCCAGATTGTTGATGTCAATCTTCGGAAGAATTTTCCGAGTTGCCTCGACCGCCTTGAAGGTGGGCTCAAGCTCTTTAAGAATCTTGGCAAGAACCGCTGAATCGTCCTTCATAAACTTCTGAACTTGGGTTTCGAGTGCCATGTTACTTTCCTTTCGTGGTGGTCTTCTTCTCGTTGATAGGAGGCAGATTGAAGAAAATCTTTCTGGCCTCATCACCAGTGAGAAGCTGTTCTTCGTTACCGACCAGCAAGCGAGCGATGCGGGCCCGGTCATAGTTCAGCTTTGTGCTGATTACAGGAGAAGAAATCTGGGTATCCATATTCTTGAAGCCCTTGCGCACGACCGTCATGGTCAGCATGTAGGCCTCATAAGTCAGAATAGGAAGAACCACGTTCTCCAAGAAACGAGCACGCTGTTCACGGGCATTCAAAGAACCGACATCCTGTACGAGGTTAATCATAAAGGGCGGAACTTTGTAAACCGCAGCTACCTTCATACCGACCCAACGCTGCATTTCGATAATTTCCGATGCAGAGAAGTACGGGATTTCTTGCAGCTTGGCTTCCTTGTTAATACCGAACAACTTGGCATTGTCCGAAATCATGGCGTTCAAATACTCAATGAACTCCTTAACATCGGCAGCGTTTGTCTTCGGCAAACTCAAGAAAGCGGGCTTAATGAAACCCTTCTCGGTAAAGTTGGCCATAGCCTCGGCCATCTGCTTATCGCAAAGAACGTCATTATAAGCTCTCTCAAGATTCGAGCGGGCCTGAGTGGAATCAGAATCGGCATCCAACTGAAAATGGATAACCTCTTTATTGGTCATCTCAATTTCTGTGCCGTTATCATCCGTCAAGAACTCGTCGGAATCCAGCTTGAGAAACTTATACTTCGGCGGATTGTCCCCGGTAACTCTCAGCGTATAGCCGGGAGGCGTGGCCAGTCCGACAGGGGTGTTGGCTTTATACTGCACAACGCAGACGCCATTGCCCCAGCGAAGCATATCCTTGAGGTACTTCTTGCGAACAGTGAGCATAGGCTCAATGCCCGAAGGAAACTTCAAGAACGAATCAATTTTTTCATCAATGGGGTCAGTATAAAGGTCATACTTGACAACCTCATCGACGATGGTCTGAATACATGTTTCAGCCCAGACCGTAGTCAAAAGAAAATCCCGAATCTGTGAAATTGAGAGGTTTCTCAATGGCACATAAGTCGGTTTGGCTGCTCCGAACCCTGTCGTGCGTGTTCTGTCCCGCACCTGTTCGGTCTTTTGCAACCTTTTACTATTTGTACGTTTCGTAGCCATTTGTTCTTTCCTCCTTATTTAGTTGGGCGAGGGCTAAATCGCCCTGACGAATTTCGCCGTTTCTGGGTTCGTTTGGAGTTTTGACTTTGCTCCATGAACCTACAATTTGAAAACTCGTAATGACCATTTGACCTTTCTCGGTCAATACTGGGTTGTTTCATCTCGTAAGCCCTATCCCGAAACCAGAGTTCTTTAATTTCAAGCAGCGTGAGAAGGCACTTAATACCTTTCCCACCATAGTATTTATAATTTGATTTCCGAGGGTTATTGCATCTTTGCCTGATATTTTTAAAATGCTTAAACCACGGATTCTGTTTTAAATACTCATAGGCACGCTCCTTGATAAGCTGCTTGTGAGTTTGACGATAAATTCTCTGTTGTTCGGCAGTGGCCATTAAGTAGCTCCATAAGCCAGCGGTTCATCGTCATCCTCTTTAGTGATGGATGTTGCTATCCCCGCAAGGCAGTCAGCAATATCTTTGCTGCCTTTAGGTAAACCTTCCTCTTTCATGCGCCACTGAGATTTCTTGGGGTGGTCAACTTTTTTCTTGGCCTCATCCACAACAAGCTCAGTAAGCTCACGAATAGCGGGAGGGTAATAATACAGGTCAATGTCCTCCCTGTATATGAAATCTTTGAGAGTGTCATAAGGCTTTGCTTCTTTGTCGATTGACAGAAGCTCCGCCGGGATATGATTCTTCTCGCAGATTTGCATAAAAAGAGCAGAGTTCCAACCGTCCATTGTCAGCTTCACAATGTTGAATTTCATTTGCTTTTTCAACACGTCAATAATGAAGGACAGTATCTGCTCGATGTCGATTTCTTTTTTGATTCCTTCTTCGTTAATCTCGGCCCGAATTTGGAGCATCAAGTCCACATAAATTTTTTGCTTGTCAAGAACATGGTAAGGATGGGCCATGACAATACCAGCCGTATCAACGATACCACGAGACAAGTCAATGTGAACATAATATTCGGCTCCGCTGTGCCGTTCTTTCAACTCCTTAATTTTCTTTTCCAGTTCCTCGGTGGATTCTTTCTCGTACATCTTCATCAACTCATCCATCTCGAAGATACTGCGAGGTCTGAACCAAGGCTCTAAATCCTCATCATTGGGATTGAACGTCCAGAATCTCTCGAACTGTTCATCCTCTTTCTTTTCCGGGAAGATAAATGGCGGTTTCCTGTTCTTGCTGACACAGGAGATAATCTTCTCGGCTCTTTTGATAAAGTTATTCGAGCGAAACTTCGGCACTTTGCATTCATACTTGAGCATTGCTGCGCCGGGGTCTTTATCATAATCATCCTGATAATTGCTCTGCTTCTCACAATATTTCAGAAGCTCTTTAGGACATCCTTTTTCAGAACGAATTTCCCACGTAGCAGCCCGGTCGAAATATGTCTTCCCGGCTCCACGTTCGGCTTCATCAATAAGATGCGCCATGTAATCGTTTCCCGAAGTCAAGAACGAGATAAAGAACAATTTATAAACTTTTCCGAAGCGGGTCTTGGCTGAAGACTTGATGTGGTCATAAATAGCTTCAGCTTTGTCCCAGCGGAACTGGCCGATTTCGTCGAAGATTCCGCACAGAATATTTTTACCTTCCGCCTTAAACTCCTTCGAGTTCAACGACCAGCAGCGAATATTCTTGGGGAATATGATTGCATCCCGGACAATGGCTTTCTCAATATCCATGCCCTGAGCCTCGAAAAAGTTCTTTCCTGTACCGGGGTCGATACATTCACGAATCTTGCGTGCAAACTTTTCAAAAAACACTGATTTGGCTTGGTCAGCATCGAATGAGACGTTTACGATGTCAATAGGCTCGCCTGACTTAATCCCAAGAGTTTCTTGCGGGTCATTCAGGCAGCACAGCCAATAACAAATATAGCACAAAAGATTGGCAATTGTCAAGTCTTTTCCTGAACCTTTTCCCCATGCAAGAACGAACTCATTGTAAAGTTCGCTGAGGTTAGTACCGTTCTTGGCAAATGCAGCATCCACGGCCTTTTGTTGCCGGGGGAACAACGGTGTCTGCAACCAATAAGCGAAGAACTCAGACGGCGACACGGGCTGAATCGCAAACTTCGAGGACTTTTGAGTGCTCGCAGCTTCCGTATTATCCCAGAATCCGTCCCATTCTCCCTGTTTTTCTACGATTTCGTCTGGCATATTAAATATCTAAGTCCTCTAAGCTTTGTTCATCAGAAGGTGCTTCTTTAGGGGCCTGAGATGCCTCTTTTGGGGCTTCTGGGGCCACTTCCGGGGCCTCTATCTGCTTCAAGCCTGTCTTGGGCTTCTCCGGGACAATTTCGGCGTCCAGAATGTCTTCTGGCTTGATTTCGTCCAGCTTAACCCGGCGCAACCGCTGAAAAGCATAGGTGCGCTGGTCTTCCGGGATGAAATCCAGAATAATCTGCTTGAACACCAACATGACAGACTTAAAGGTTTCCCATGTCAACATGTTCTGGGGCGCAGGCTGACTGAAAGACGGATTAAAGAGATTCAGCAGCTTGGCTTCTTTATCAATTCTGTCCATGATGAGCTTCAGGTTCTCAAGCTGGGCCTTATGAATAGAAGGCATACGAGGAACCTTGGACTGCTCTTTTAAGAGCTTCTGAAGACGACGCATTTCTTCCCGGTTCTTGTTCTCGACAGCCGTTTTGTAATCCAGCTTCAGTTGCTCAACATCGGCCCGCCACTTCCTGCGGAATTCTTCCTGCTCTTTCTGTTCTTCCAATAACTTATTGTAGGCAGCCCAATACTGACGCTTAACAATATCAATTTCGCCGAGCGTCTGCTGCACTTTAGCATAATTGGCTTTGACTACTTCCGGGTTATCCTGCGCCAGCTTACGGAAGTATTCAGTCCAATAAAGGACATCATTGTAAACAGTGGCAGAAGACACACCCAAGGCCTGCTCCATCTCTCGATAGGTGGCACCTTGAAGAAGCATCTCCTTCACTTTTTCACGACGAGTATTTATCTCCTCGTTACTTGGACGACCGCCCTGATTTTTTTCTGAGTCCATGTTCCACTATCCTTTTCACTTGTGTTTTGCACGATTCAAAGCCATTCATGTAGGCTTTCTTTAAATACGCATTCTCTGTCTTCTGCATTTCTGTCCACTCAGGAATCACTTCATGCTCAACAATAGAAATGATTGCCAAGCGTTGTCCCAATTGGATTAATCGCCAAACAATTTCTGTCTTAAAATTTCTGCTCCGAACTCCAAAGGCTTTGGCTAATTCTTTGATGTCTAAACTCGCTAAAGAATATGTCAGCAAAGCCAGTTCATCCGCAGTTAAGAATTCCTTAAAACCTTCAGGAATCTCAATATCTTGGAGTAATTCTTTGGCGGTATAACGCTTATTCTTCTGTGGTGTCTGCATAGGGATTTTTATCCAAAGCTGCTTTTAAAGAATTGGGTTCCATTTTTGCTCTTTTGGCTTTGTTTAATAGATAGTTTTTGAATATGATGAACCAAAGACAGTCCCGATTCGTAAATCCCTTCTTTATTGGACGTTTTTCAATTTCAGCTTTGCGCTCAAGATAGACAACCCATAAATCCTGAAGAATATCTTGAGCTTCCTGTGCTGGGTCATGCAATGTTTCGGAAAATGTCTTAGCGAGCCATGACATTCCGTTCTGCAAATTCTCCGAGATACCTTTAACGACTGGTTTCATTTTTTCATCTCCCGCACTGCTGAAGTCACCGTAGGTATTACACTGGTACCAATTCTTTCAACACCCAAGGCCCTGAAGTGGGCGACCTGTTCCAGCGTGCGAATGCCACCAGACGCCTTAAAGCGCATATTGGGTTTGAGGTTTTTGACTTCTTGAATCCCGGCAGCCATAAGATGAACATTCGGCGTAATCAATCCGGTATTCGTTTTGAAGAAGTCCACACCTGATTGTTCGATAAGGTCAGAGATTTCAAATAGAGCAATCAGATTCTTGAAAATCGTCCCCAACTCAGTGATGACTTTCACAGGCTTTTTAAACTCTTGTTTGACGCCCTTAAAGAACTTGTAAATCCGGGTGAGATTGCCCTGAGTATACCACAGCATCGGGAAGACCAAATCAATCTCATCCACATTCGGGTCGTTAATTATCATTCGGACTTTCTTGAGTTCCGAACGGTCATAACGTCCCAGCATAAAATATAACCGAGGGTCTTTATGTACCTTAAAGGCAGGCCATAAGTGAAAAGAAGGAAACCCTGCGACCGTAATGAGCTTTAGGTTCGGGTCACGATATTTCGCAGCTACGCTGAGGTCACCGTACTGCATACAAACTCCGTGAAATTTCTCACGGTTCGCTGTCTCCACAAAAGTTTTGATTTCCTTTGAGGATGGTGATTTCAAATGGGTGTACTCAATCATGTTGCGAAAACTATCGAGTGGTGTCATTTTTCTCTCCCTTTGAGCACATTATTTTAATCTGTAAACCTGTCAGCCAGTGCTCGCTCAGTGACCAGAGTATTTCTGTGTCATCAGCCTTTACACCAGCTTCTATCTTTTTCAGAAGATAACTCTGAAGCATCCCAATGACTGGGCCCGGCTTAAGATGAAACTTTTCCATTATGGCATAACCTGATAATGGACACTTCTTCAACGGTTCTGGTTCTTTATCCAGACGGTCTTCTAGTTCTTTTATTTTCAACAGAGCGTTTTCGACTTTTTCTGGCCTCATAGAGGTGCAATCGGCCCGAGACAAATCCATCAACTCTGATAAGAAACTCTGACATTCCCGCTTCATTCTACGAACAGCCTCGTCTTTCCACTCTGAACGGTAAAGATTAGGGCGCATGTGATACTTAACAAGCTGTTTGACCATTACCCGCTCATCGGTGCTAAATTTGAACCGATAAGCAATCTCCTCAGCCATCCGGGCTCCAAGGTCTTCGTGATTATAAAAGTGAATTCCGGTATCTATAACCTGCCATGTGGCTGGCTTACCAATATCATGGAGAAGCCCGGCCCAACGCATCACAGGGGTTGCCGGGCAATGACTGACCACGGACAACGTATGTTCAAAAACATTCTTATGGTGGTAGGTTTCATTCTGCTTCATGCCAACCATTGGCAGCAATTCGGGTAGAATAAAATTGGCCAAGCGAGTAGCGACTAATCCTCGGAGAGCTTCTGCTGCATGGGGCCCGATTAAAAGCCTATCCATCTCCGCCTTAATGCGCTCAGAAGACAAATACAGCATCTTGTGAGCGTTCTTCACGATAGCATGAAAAACATCTTCTGTCAAGAGAAATCCGTATGTCGCTTGGAATCGCAGTGCTCGCAGCATTCGCAGTGGGTCGTCAGCAAACGTCTCAGAAGGGTCAAGTGGTGTCACCAAACGCTTCTGCTCAATAGCCTGCTGACCATTGTAGGGGTCAACCAAGGCTTGGATTGTGGGATTATAGGCCATCGCATTGATGGTAAAATCCCGGCGTTTTAAATCATCCATGATAGACTTACCAAATACCACGGATGGCTTACGATTATTTGAGGTGTACTTTTCGTGAGAACGATAGGTGGTGATTTCCACCTCCATGTCGCTGATAATGACACGAATCGTTCCGAAAGCCTTGCCCGTCAAAATCGGTTTATAACCTGCTTTGGTAAACAGTTCTTCCACTGTGTCCGGGTGGGCACTGGTGGCGAAGTCCAAGTCCTTAATAGGGTAGCCCATCAAACAGTTTCTGACGGCTCCACCAACCACAAATACTTCATGGTTTTCCAGAACTCGATAAACTTCTTTTATGCGCAGGTCGTTATCTAAAAAATCAATGTTCATTTCTTACCTATGGTCATTCCGATGTGAATTAACTGCACGCCCCCGAGAATCAGGATGAACAACAGGATGGCCAGCACCACCAGAGGTGTCAAGACCAGAGAGCCTGTGAGCAGGGAACAGTAACTGCATATCTTCTTAATCATAGTATACCACATTTTTAATGCATTGTCAAGTCTCATCCTGCAAATCTTTATAAAATTTTTGCTTGGCCCGGCTTCGCTTGTAGAGCTTCTTGGATTGCACGACACGAGTCTTGGGATTAATTTCCCACCCATGACGGTACTTCAATCGAGCTTCATTGATGTTCAGCACTTTGTGTATCTTAATTTTGCGTGCCATTGCCAAAAGCCTCGTTCATAATCAAACGATAAATCAAAATGTTTGGCTGGTATTTTTTGTTGCTGAAGATAAAATTATCTTCTCCCCCAGCAACTACGGAAAGAGCAGCAGCGATACCAGCCGACCGACTTCTTCCGGCCACACAGTTGACAACGACCAGTGTGACCTTATCTTCCCACTGTTTAAAGAACTCAACAATTTGTTTCGCATGTTCAGCTTTCGGAGCAATGATGTTTCCTTTACAGGGATGTCCAAGAACCTCAGACATGCTTTTGCCATCTAATGCAGGGTCAACAATATCATGGAATTCCAAATAAAGCGTTGCTAAAGAATTGGCCTCTTTGGAAATCGAAGGAATAGGAGTGCCGGGAGAACGAACAGAAATGTTGATGTGTCGCTCTGCACACTCATAAACCTGAAATTGTTCTTCGCAAATGACGGCGAATTTCATGTTACGCTCCTGAATAAACTTTGCCGTTGTAGACAAACCGATTCTTCACAATACGAATCAGGCTGACATCGAACGACCCATCCGGGAACAAATAGAGAACTGCAAAACCAGTAGCCCAATTCGAGGGCTTATTCTTCATGTACTCCGGGGCCATCCCGCACAAGCAGCCATTGACATAGCCAACGACAGAAACTTCCTTTGCCGGGGAATGTACCAGAACCATCTCAGGTGAATGGCAGTGTCCAACCAGAATATTACTCAACGTCTTCATAACGTGGGTCTTGGCTGGATTGGCACCAGCATAAATACCGTGGGTAATCTTCAGACGCCCAAAACTCACGATTTCATTGTAGTCATAGACCTTGTAGCCTCGATGTTCGAGAAACAGGGCTGATTCCACATCGAACAGGCCTTCCAGAGCCGGGGTTTCATCCACAAGCTGGTCGAGCCAGAGTTCGTGGTTTCCCTTAAAGAAGTGTTTCTCGGCACCTTCCGGCAGACGCTTGTCAATTTCATCCAACACTGCGTTTCCTTCGATGAAATCTTTTTTGAGACGGAGGCCTTCCAACGTGCGGTTCTTTCCTTTATTCCAGTGAGAGATGCACTTCAAATCCAAGAAGTCACCAATCTCAATGAACCCATCAAATTTCACGTCATCCATTAAACGAAAGACCGCCTTGTGCGCAGCCCGGTCATGCTCGGGAACGTGATGGTCACCCAAGACCAACATGGTTTTAAATTCCTTCTTTTTGTTGGCGGGAATCTTGGTCTTAGGTAGCACCCAACGGAGCTTGGCAGCTTCTTTCAAAGCCTCCAAGTTCTCATCTTCGCAACCATCCAAGATTATCTTCTCAGGAATTTGACGCTTTGATTGCACAGTCTTGCAGCCAGTCAGTTGATGCCGACGAATGGCAGATTCAACCGCACTCGGGGTCGTTCCCAATTTGGAAGCGATGACCCGGTAGTTGAATCCCTGATTGACGAAGACCTGCAATTTCTTTAAATTCTCTGGTGTCCAAATCATAAGTTATCTCCTTTTCTCAGTCAGAGCCTGAGCAATATCATTGGCGATTTTATTCTGTTCTCTCGGTATCCACGTAAACCGAACTTCTTTAAATTTCTGCGTATAGATAAACCCCTGAATCATATTCCGCAGAAAAAGCATTCTGTCGTCTTTGACCTTCCATGCCCCATTCAGTTGATTGACGACGAGGGCACTATCACAATAAATCCAAATCAACTCATCTTTATTTTCAACGAGACGCTGCAACACGTTCATAATTGCGCTGTACTCGGCTTCATTGTTGGTCGTGTAATCAACGAGCTTGCCATCCCTGAACAATTCTGTCTCATCTTTTACAGCTACATATCCTATGGCTGCAATCGCATCTTTGGTGCCGTTGGCCCGGCAAGAACCGTCAGTCCAGACTTTTATCATAACGTCTCCAATAACGAGAGATTGACTGATACCAAATCACTTGTTTTATGGCTTCCCGGTATTCTTGTTCCAACTCTTTGTCGTCTGTCTTTGGGCGCATTCCCCAACCACACCTCGGACAAGCGCAGAAGTGGTCAGAATTCGTCTTAAAGTCACAAGAATAGCATTTATAAATCATTATTTTCCGGGGTTGTCAACATCAAATCCAATTTTACCTTCAGCCGTTTCGACGACCATGATGTAACTGGAATCTTTGAAGACACCAGAACCACCACAGACCTTGCATTCACAAGGCTTGCCGGGTTCTTTGCCACAGCCTTCACAGCGTTTGCAAGGTTCTTCTTTCTTGCTGTTCTCAATGAATTCAGGCTTTGACATGCTTTCTCTCCTTCATTATGGATAACTGGGCTCCCTCGAAAATAAACTCGACCTCGTTATCTGGATGCTTTTTCTCGGCAAAGGCTTTCAGAGTTTCTTCTGGGAGAAAGGGTTTGCCTTGTATTAAAATTTTACCCTCATTGTGCATGTCGATACTGAGTTTTAAATCCTTCATTAATCGTTGCATGACAGCATAAAGGGCCTTCTGCTCTCGGGTCATCAACACTTTCAGCGTAATCGTATCACTCTGAGTGACCACCATGTGCTGCCCGGCTCTTAAAGTATTGAGAGGCATTACATGTTTTTCAACATCCAAACTCTGAGCAATACCAATAATATTTTCGCCCAAAGTGACTTCAAATACCTGTAAGGAACAATCAAAGTGTGTCATTAGCAATCCAGTGCGTTTATGGCATTCCCTGATTCTTTACACCAAATGAACCAGTCGAGAATGCACGGGTCAAGTCCAAAGCGACCTTGGGCCCAGTTACGGAATTTCTCCTCCATACGGAGATAAACCTTTTTACTTCCCGGATACCCAACCTTTGGATTTTCAGGATACCAAAAAGACGCATACTTTAAAATATGCGTATCAATTACTGCCAGATTGGTAAAGCCGAGATTCCGTAGGGCATGGCTGGCAGCCTTGTACCCAAATCCTTTAATGTTGGCGACAATATTCTCTCTTACCTTAATGGCTGATACCCGATACTCCATTGCCTTGAATAACCACTGACTAAAAGCAGGCCACATGACCTTGAATTCCATAAGACGGTCAACTTTCTGCTCTGGGAAGCGAACGTAGCTTTTAATAAGCGTCAATGCTGCCTGTCTGGTGCACTCTTTATCATAAAAATGAAAATCCTGTAAAAGACAAACTGCTTTTCGGGTCTGTGTTGCCTTCCCGCCCGGAACCAAGAGACAAAATATGAACATATAAAATACGGACTCAACATTCTTGGTATCCAGAACGAATGCTCGTTTATAGTGGCGCAGGCCCACATTATAGTTCTGAGCAATGTAGTCCTGTAAATCTTGAGCTTGTTCTTTACGAATAGTTTTCAAAGGTGTTTCCTTTTGTTGTTTGGAATGAAGCTATTTAAAATATAAAGGCCCAGTGTGGGTCTTATACGACCCTCTCTGGGATATGTCTCATAGGGATAATACTGGTAAATCTGCCAGTACATGTAACCCATACATCCAATGGCCATTAAAGCTGATAAAAGTAAATAGAGGTCACGGTTCCAAAATAATAGGTAACAAATACGCATGACATCATTAATGATGGCCACATTGATGAATTTTCTCGAATGCCCGGCTGCTGTTCTTGCCTTAATAATAGCTTGGCCTTCCCAGACGTATTTAAAGGCGTCTAAGAAGCCCGAGATGGTCATCAAAATTCCAATGGTGTCTTTAAAATCAATCATGTTTCT